TAATAAGGATCAGGTATTTTTAAAGAAGGTTGAGTCTTACAGGAATGAAATCCGTGATAAGGGAATGACATTCAAAGTTAAGGCCCGGGCACAGGCAGAAGAACTCCTGACAACTTCTTGGACTTTGATACACAGTCCTGATGTATCAGCTGCAGTAAAAGCAGACCTTATTAAATCAACTGTCAAGTGGGGCGGACTCGAACCAAAGAATGATGTCTTAACGGAAGGAGGATCAGGTGGAGTTAAAATTACAATTAATCTCGGAGACCAAGAACACCGAGCAACTATCGTTGACGCAGAACCCGATGAAGAAAAAACTGCCATTGGCACTTCTTGATAAGTTCAATACACTTTACGAAGGTACAAAGGCATGTAAGACTACGAACATGGCAGAGCATGATATAATAACAACAGAGCTTGCCAGGTTAGAAGTACCGTACAAAACAAAAGTTTTAAGAAAACCATTCACAATGTTCTACATAATACTTGTGGATAACTTGACTGTAGACCACGGAATCTGTGACAGATGCGGTGCAAAACTTGTGGATATTTCTTGGTGTAAACATTGTGGCGATATGGGGTGGACTGATGAATCAAGCTATCAAGGATTCTGGGGGTAGGATGAAAGAATATGAGATAATAATAAAACTAGTAGCTAATCGTAAACCTAGTTTAGATGAGCTGCATGATTTTTTCTTTTGCAGAATACGAGATAGAGATTTAAAATATACAGTAAAGAAGTTAAGAAAGAAGGCAATAAAATAATGGAGCTTATTATAGCATATACAATTATACAGACTATTATAGGTTTGCATAATGCAGGTATTATATAAATGGATATAGACTACACACCATCTAAAACATGTAAAGACTTTATGATGTCGAATGCAAAGATGCGTGTGCTTATGGGGCCAGTTGGTTCTGGTAAATCTGTGGCAAGTTGTTTTGAAGTTATCAGACGAGCTACAATGCAGAAGCCTAACAAACAAGGTATTCGTAAATCGCGAGTAGCTATTGTTCGTGAAACTGCCAGGCAGTTACAGGATACAACAATAAAAACTTTTCACGATTGGTTTCCACCTGGAATATGTGGAGACTATATGCGTACTACTAAAACATATTTCTTCAAGGTTGGAGATGTAGAGTGTGAGATTATGTTTCGTGCTCTTGATGACTCTGACGATGTAGCAAACTTGAACTCATTAGAATTAACGTTTGCATGGTTCAACGAGTGCAGGGATATTAACCCTGATATTGTTGATGCTATGTCAAAACGTATAGGGCGATTCCCATCATCTAAGGATGGCGGCCCTTCATGGTTTGGGATGTGGGGGGACACTAACCCTCCCACAATGGATACATGGTGGTACTACCAGATGGAAGGTTTAGATATTTCAGATGGAGTGAGTATCAATGATAACGGGTGGGATGTATTCAAACAACCTTCGGGTAGAAGCTCCTTAGCAGAAAATATAAACAATCTACCTGAAGGTTATTATGATACGCAAGGTAGGTCAGACGAATATATTCGTGTGTATATAGACGGCGAATATGGAATGAGTTCTGCAGGTCAGCCTGTATATAAATACTTTAGACCAGACTATCATATGGCTAATGAAAAAATAAAACCTATTATAAATGGAGTACGACCAGTTGTAGTTGGAATAGACTTAGGTTTGACACCAGCTGCTGTTATAGGACAGCAAGACCCTCGTGGGCGAGTCTTGATTCTTGATGAAGCTGTTAGTTTTGATATGGGAATACAAAGATTTATCCGCACTATTCTGCGCCCGTTGTTGACTGATAGGTTCGCGGGCGCACCCGTTTTAATTGTTACTGATCCAGCAGGAGTGCAAAGAGCACAGACTGACGAGAGGTCTGCCGTAGATATAATCAAAGCTGAAGGTTTTAGAGTTCTCCCAGCTAAAACCAATAATGTATCTGCGAGACTGTCTGCGGTAGACGACTTTCTTATGAGACAAGTCGATGGGGACTCAGCTTTTTTAGTTGACCCTAGATGTACACAGCTTAAGGCAGCGATGATGGGAGGATATAGATTCCATTACAAAAATGGTACTATAGATAAAAACAAACATTCTCATGTAGCAGAAGCACTACAATATTTTATGTTGCATGTCGGCATTACAGGTGAAGGAGGATTTGTTGTACAGAGGCGTGAAATAAAAAAGGTTGCAGCAGGAGGCTGGACTTGATACAATTGTTTTATAGTTACCTTCAAACTATGTTACCTCTAAACCCATCTGCGCTTCTCCATTCAGCAGATGGGTTTCTCTTGCAATTTAAAAACTTGCACATATACTTGTTTACATGTATATTTAATCGTAAACTTTTAGGAGGGTACTAATGAAAGCTAAATGCGGACACAAAAAATCTATTATATATTCAGATAATCCAAAGATGGATACAAGCGGAATGTCTAATGAAATGACTATAGAAATGATGGAAGAAGGTGGAGAGATTGAAGTAAAAGATATGGGCGCAGTTGTCAAGTATGGCAAAGGTGGTAAAGTTTATACTGATAAGAATGATGAAGATACAAAAATAAATATGAGGGATTTGGAAACTTAATATGGTACTAAAAGTCATAGGTAATGAAGATTTAGTAAAGCAAGAAGAAGCTGCTATAAAACAAGAGATTGCTGAAAGACAAAACGACCCTCTTATTCTTGGCTTAGCTTCTCACTTACGAACTTGTTGGGATGCTGCAAGAACAGCAAAAAAGCCTATTGAAAACATTATGCTGAAAGGACTTCGTCAAAGAAACGGAGAATATGAAGCAGATAAATTAGCACAGATTAATCAACAAGGTGGGTCTGATGTTTATATGATGATTACAGAAGTAAAATGTCGTGCAGCTGAAAGTTGGCTACGAGATATTTTACTTGATCAAGGTTCGCCTCCATGGGGTTTAGAACCTACACCTATTCCAGATTTATCACCACAACAAACTGCAGAGATAGAAAATTCGTTTGCTGAACAAGTTGTAAAAATTGTTGAGATGAACGGACAAGCACCAACCCAAGAAGAAATGATTGAGTTAAAAGAAATGGTGACACAAGATTATCGTTTTAAATTATTACAAGCTGCAGATAATCGTGCAAAGAAAATGGATATTAAGATTCGAGACCAGTTTACACAAGGTGGCTGGGGCGAATCATTTAATGATTTTATAACAGATTTGGTTACTTACCCTTGTGGTTTTATAAAAGGCCCCGTGGTTCGTAGACAAAGAAAACTTGGTTGGAAATATGAAGATGGTAGAACTACTGTAGAAGCAGATGAGATTATTGCTCCAGAGTTTGAAAGGGTCGATCCATTTAGAATATATCCTGAACCAGGTATAACTAATCTTAATGAAGGTTATTTATTTCAGCATCATCCTTTGAGTCGTTCGGAACTAGCAGACCTAGTTGGTGTTCCGGGTTACGATGATGATGCTATTAGAGAAGTACTTGATGTTGGCAATGGTACATCTTGGTTTAGTGAAGACGTAGAACTTACTAAAGAACAAGAAGAAAGAAAGTTTCATACACACAACAAACCTACTACAACTTATGATGCTTTAGAATTTTGGGGTAAAGTAAGTGGTAAGATGTTGAAAGAGTGGGGACTTACTGAAGAAGAAGTACCTGATGAATCAAAAGAATATGATGCTAATGTTTGGGCTGTAGGCAACTACATTATTAAAGCAGTATTAAACTATGACCCTTTAGGAGAAAAACCTTATGCGAAAAGTTCGTTTATTAAATGCCCCGGTGCGTTTTGGGGTAAAGGCATACCAGAAATTATTGAAGATTTACAAAATGTGTGTAACGCGGCTGCGAGAGCTTTGGTCAACAATATGGGCATTTCGTCAGGCCCCCAAGTCGAAGTCAACCTCGAAAGAATCCCGCCGAACGAAGACATCACGCAGCTCCACCCGTGGAAAATCTGGCAAGTAACAAATGACCCACTGGGCTCTAGTTCACCTGCTGTTAGATTTACACAACCAGATGACAATGCAAATACATTGTTAGGTGTTTATGATAAATTCTCCAAGCTAGCCGATGACCATTCAGGTATACCAGCCTATGTGTATGGTGACCTGGATGTCAAAGGCGCCGGTAGAACATCTTCTGGTTTGTCTATGTTAATGGGTGCAGCTGGTAAAGGTATACGACAAGTGGTTATGCACATAGATAATGAGATTATAAAACCAGTAGTACACAGACAGTTTGTGTACAATATGCGTTATGATGAAGATGAATCAATTAAAGGCGATGTTAATATAGTACCAAAAGGTGCAGTTAATCTTGCAGTTAAAGAAACTGTAAATGTTCGCCGTTTAGAATTTCTTAATGCAACCGCCAACGAAACCGATATGGCAATCGTTGGCAAGGATGGCCGTGCAGCGATTCTTCGTGAAGTGGCTAAGAGTTTGCAAATGCCTGTGGATGACATTATTCCGTCTAGAGAGAAAGAAAAGTTTGAGGACAAAGTGAAAGCACAAATGCAAGCTATGCAAGAAAAAACACAGCAAGCACAGCCTACACCTACTCAACCTGATGGTTCTCCTCAAGGAGGAAGAGATGGAAACATAGTGAGCAACCGTGACACTGGAGGTGCTGGATGATTAGTCCAAAGCCAGAGGTTGTTAAGTCTATAGCTACAGTGAGTCGTCAGTATCCTGAAATCTTAGAATGGTTAAAGGAATGGCGCGATCACGAGTTACAGACGCTACCAAGTGTCTTGCAAAACACAGCACTTGCACAGGGGCGGTGCCAAGTTTTGTCAGAAATTACTAGGTTAATAGAACAGTCCCCTGAAACGTTTTCAGCAAAGTCAAAATGACAGCTGTTAATTACGCACACCGATAGGAGCGATTATGTCAATACCAAAGCAAGTTCAAAAACAATCAGAGGAAGTACAAGAGTTGTATAAACAAATTAACGGAGAACCAGAAGAAGCACAGGCAAAAGCCGAGGCTACTACTGAGCCTGTCGTTGAGAATGTAGAAGAACCTACACCTTCCGACAGTGTGAAAGAACAAGCACCTCAGTCTGAACCGCAAGAGCAAACGGAGTCAGGCGACCAAGAACCGAAAGACAACTGGCAACAGAAATATAAGTCTTTACAAGGGATGTATAATTCTGATGTTCCTCGTTTAAACGCGCAGAACAGAGACCTTACTTCCCGTGTAGCTCAATTAGAACAACTGTTAAGTACAGTAAAAGATGAACCTGCTCAAAAAACACCAGTTCAAACTGCTAAATTAATTACAGATGACGATGTTAAAGAGTACGGCGACTCAATTGCTGTTATGAAGAAAGCAGCTCGTGAAGAAGTTTCTCAAGAGATTGCACAGTTAAAACAACAATTAGGACAGCTTCAAGGTGTTTTACCTCAAGTACAACAGGTACAAGCACAACAGAAAAAGTCTGGTGAGCAAATATTTTGGACTACTATTTCTAATGAAGTACCAAATTGGAACGAAATTAATAGTAACGAAGATTTTAAATCTTGGTTATTAGAAATTGATCCTTTGACTGGTATTAGCCGACAAACGTACTTAGAAGATGCACAAAAGCAGCTAGATGCAAACAGAGTAATTCAGTTTTTTAGAACTTGGGAAGGGGCAAATGGTAAGACGGATACTGCTCAGGTTGACCGTAGTGCTCAACAGTCTCAGTTACAGAAACAAGTTTCTCCAGGTAAAAGTAGAAACAATGGAGTAAAACCTTCTGGACAAGCCAAAACATATACCCAGAAAGATATTAAGGAATTTTTTGCTGATGTCAGAAAAGGTAAATATAAAGGAAGAGATGATGAGCGAGGTCGTATTGAACGTGACATTTTTGCCGCACAGCAAGAAGGTCGCATTGTCGTTGCTTAATTAACAATAAAGGAGGTCATATATGGCTTATGCAACATCATCAGGGAACCCGCAGTATACAGGAAATTTTATTCCTGAAATATGGTCGGGGAAACTTATAGAGAATTTCTACGATGCCACAGTGCTCGCAGCAATCTCAAACACTGACTATGAGGGTGAAATCAGAAACATGGGTGATACGGTTAATATCCGAACCACTCCTGAAATCACTATTCAAACCTATGTTAAGGGTCAAACTCTTTCAGTAGAGAATCCTGACAAGGCTAAACTACAACTCATCATTGACAAAGGTGAATACTTTGCCTGCGTTGAAGATGATATTGATCAAGTACAAACAGACATGAACTTAATGGACATGTGGTCTAAAGACGCTTCTGAGCGTATGAAGATTAAAATTGACCAAAGAGTTTTAACTGATTTGTTACCTGATGTATCCGCAAACAACAAAGGTCAAACAGCTGGAAGAATTTCTGGTAACATTGATCTTGGTGTAGCAGGTACTCCTGAAGCTCTTGATGCTACCAACGTGATTGGTAAAATCGTAGACATGGGAACAGTTCTTGACGAAGCTAACTGTCCTGAGCAGAATCGTTTTCTTGTGATTCCTGCTAAGATGGCTGGTCTAATCAAGCAATCAGACCTTAAAGATGCGTCTATCACTGGTGACGGAAGTACACCATTGAGAAACGGAAGACTTGGTATGATTGACAGATTTACTGTTTACGTTTCTCACAACCTTTTTAAAAATGGTAGTGAGTTTAGCGTTATTGGTGGACACACAATGGGATTCACATTTGCATCACAGATGACAAATATGGAAACTATTCGTTCTGAAACAACTTTTGGTAACATCATTCGTGGTCTTCAAGTTTACGGCTATAAAGTCGTCAAGCCTGAAGCTCTTGCCACAATGATTGTAACAGTATAAGGAGGGCGAAATGGCTACATACAATGATGGAAAAGGTTATAAACTTGGTACTGGTGCAGCACATGTTGCTAAAGGTATTAATAAAGTTTCAACCATAAGCGTGGACTTAAACTTTGCGACTATTACTACTGAGAGAGCAGCAGCTGGTCTGACTGCACTTACAAGTGGTGATATTCTTGAAGTAATAAGAGTTCCTGCTAATACGTTAGTAACTAACGTGGCTCTGAATGTAACAACCGCTGAAGGAGGGACATTAACTGTTGACGTTGGTGATGGCTCAAATGATGATGGTTACATTGACGGTGTTAACGCTAATGCTACAGCAGCATATATTACTGTTGCTGGAACAGATGCTTACGAGCAAGGTAGGTTTTACACAGCAGCAGATACTATTGATGTTAAACTAAACAACGCAGCTGATGCAGCAGTTATGACTTTAACTGCCGTAATGGTTGATTGTTCAGAGTAAAACTAACTAGGGGGGCTTCGGCCCCCCTCTTACAAAGGAGTAAGCATGGGTAAAAATATGAAACACTATAAAAGAGATGGTACTCTTTTTACAGGTAATACTCATAAAATGCCTAATGGTGAATTACATTCTGGTAAAACACATGGTAAGACAAGTGTAAAATTATTTCACTTTAGTGAGTTATCAAAAAAAGCAAAAATGAAAGCAAAGGGTAATGGCTCCAAAACTTGATAAATCCAAAATGGCATGTAATAAACCGAGACGTCAGGTTTCTGGCGGTAAAAAGTTTGTTGTAAAAGCATGCGCAAATGGTAAAGAAAAAATTATTAGATTTGGAGATGCTAATATGAAAATTAAAAAGAACCAACCAGGCAGACGTAAAAATTTTAGAGCGAGACACAGATGTGATACGTCTCCTCCAAGTAAACTAACTGCACGATATTGGTCGTGCAAGAAATGGTAGTATTATGGCAGCACCAAAAGTAAAATCTAAAAAAGACGCTTGTTATCATAAAGTAAAAGCTCGTTATTCAGTTTGGCCTAGTGCATATGCATCAGGTGCTTTAGCTAAATGCAGAAAAGTTGGCGCAGCTAACTGGGGTAACAAAAGTAAAAAGAAGAAAACATAGTATGGGGGCAGTAAGAAAAACTAAGAAAGGTGCATCACTTCGTAAGTGGTTTGCTCAGAATAAAGGTAAAGGATGGGTAGATTGTAAAACAGGTAAACCCTGTGGTCGAAGTGGTTCAAAAAAAGATAGTAAAAGAGGGTACCCTGCTTGTCGCCCTACTATGGCACAATGTAAAACTGCAGCAGCAAAGACAGCAATGAGAAAGAAAAATTCATCTAGTCGTGTAAGCTGGAAATCATAAAGGAGAAAAAAAATGGCAGAAAAAAAGAAATGGTTAAGAAATATTAAAGATGGTGAGATTTACGGATGGAATGAAATTCTAGCCGAGAACCCATTGACTGAAGAAGTTACTGAAGAAGAAGCATTTCCTGAAAAACATATGCCAAAAAAACAACGTGGTAGACCACCTAAAGTAAATTTGGAAACAGAAAACATACCTAATCCAAAAGGTGAGACTCCACCAGAACTAGCAGAAGAAGCTAGTAAAGGTTTGGAAAATGATATTAAATGATGTAATAACAGAAGCAAGACGAATATTACAGGATACTGTATCACCACAAAGATATAGTGATAGTGTAATGTTAGGTTTTGCAAATCAAGCGTTAAAACGTATTGCTGTTTTGCGACCTGATTTGTTTGCAATTATTGCAGATATACCTACTACAGAAAATGCTGTAGTACAATCAATGCCTGCTGATTCAATTCGTTTGTTAGAAATTTATTCTGTAAAAAATGGTGATGGTGTTATTGAAACTAACAGAGAAATACTAGACCAATCATTACCAACTTGGATGAATACTGCGGCAGGCCCTGCTATTAATTTTATGCGTCATGTAAGAAATGCAAACAAATTTTTTATATATCCAAAAGCTCCTGCTAACCAAACATTAATAGGTGAGTATGCACAAACTCCTCCTGTTTATGCTGGAGATGCAACTGTAGCTTTACTACCTGATGCTTACTTTCCTGTTGTTATAGATGCAACTGTATTTATAGCAGAGTCAGTAGATAATGAACATGTTAATTCTAATAGAGCACAATTATTCCAAACTTCGTTTACCCAAGCTCTAGGGGTAGCTGCACAAAGCAGAGCTATTACTGATACAGAACGAGGTGGATTAGATGAGGAGGATGTTGCGTAATGCCTACATATACAACCAGAACTTTTCTCGATATTGTTAACAGACTTTCCCCTAGTGTACCCGGATGTCCTACTCCTGTTATAGAGCAGTATGTTCGTGATGCTGCTATAGAAGCATGTGAGCGTACTTTAGCTTGGCGTTATGAACAACCTAGAATAAGGTTAGTCCCTGGTGCACATGACTATGCATATGAAGCACCAGATGATTCTGAAGTACATGCGTTTGTAACTGCTACAGTAAATGGTAATTCATTAAAACCACTTACTTTAGAACAACTATATGATATATATCCAAAATGGCCTAACCAAGATGCTAATGAAAGAGCTGAGCCAAGATATATAACACAGTTAGACCCTGATAATTTTTCTGTTGCTCCGATTCCAGATGATAGTAAAACATATGATGTAAGAATGATTGTATGTTTAAAACCATTACGAACAGCAACAAAGATGGATAAAAAGTTTTTAGATGAATTAGAAAATGTTATAATGCACGGAGCGTTACAACATCTTTTAGTGTTGCCTGATAGAACATGGAGTGATAGAGAACTAGCTTCATATCACGCTAGACAGTTTGCATTTAAGTTATCTGAGCGTAGAGCTAGAACTAACTTAGGTGCAGCAAAAGCGTCTATGAGGGTACAATCACAAAAATTTGCGTGAGGTAATTTATGGCTGATATTATTAGACTAGTAAAAGGAGACGAACTTCCAAATATTATTGTTACACTTACAGATGATGTTGCTAATACAGTTTTAGATGTCTCTGCTGGTACAACAATAGTTAAAGTTAAATTTAAAGCAGTAGGAGGAACTTCTACTTTGAATACTATAACTTGTACTAATTTAACTGATGGTACAGATGGCAAAGTTCAATTTAATTTTTCTGGCAATGTTCTTAATGTAGACCCTGGTGAATACGAAGGTGAGATTGTTGTAGATTTTAACGGACAGTTACAAACAGTATATGATGTATTAAGATTCAGAGTAAGAGAAAATTTTTCTGATACTACTCCTACCACTACTACTTATACTGTAACAGTTGCCAGTGGTAATTTGTATGGTGGTGGAACAGGTAATGTGTTTTATTTAAATGGTTCTAGTAATCCAGTATTAAATTTTGTTAGAGGTAATACTTATATATTTGATCAAAGTGATGGAACTAATTCTGGTCATCCTTTGCATTTTAAAGATTCATCAGGTAGTCAATATACAACAGGTGTTACAGTAACAGGAACTGCAGGACAAGCTGGGGCTAAAGTGACAATAGTCGTACCTGCAACTGGAGCTTTACCTACTCAGTATTATTGTACTGTTCATGGTAATGGTATGGGGAATATAATAAGCTAATGGCTAATATAAAATTTACATATGCCGCAGTAACTTTACTATCTCTTACAACTGTAGCAAACAGTATATCAGCTTCTAATACATTTACCAATTTAACATACGCTGCAGCTCCTGCTAGAAGTATTAGTTTTACAACTGAAATTGTACCTACAAGATCATTAGCAGACGATTCAGTATCTGTAACTGATTCTAGTTTTGTATTAGAAATAACTAAAGTACCTGGTGATTCAATAACTGTTTCTGATACACCTGTTATGGCTGTTGATATTGTTAGGACTGATTCAGTTAATGTAACAGATACACCAAATAAAATTATTAATTCTAGTATAGATTTTGATTTATCTGATTCTGATGTTGATCCAGACCCGATTAGTATTTCTGATGCACCTGCAATGACTGTAACACCAGCAGGTAAAACTGATTCTGTAACTGCTTCTGATTCTCCATTTATAGTACCAAACAAAGGTTTTTCAAATAGTATTACTATGGCTGACTCGTTTGGGCCATTTACTATAGGGTTAAATCCAACTGATAGTGTAAGTATTACAGAGATTATTAACGAAGCAAATACAGGTAATACTAAAACTAGTACTGTGGCTGCAAGTGATGTACCTGCAATGACTGTAACACCAGCAGGTAAAACTGATTCTGTAACTGCTTCTGATTCTCCAGTATTACAACCAGATAGAATTTCTACAGATAGTATTACTATGGCTGATTCATTTGGGCCATTTACTATAGGAATAAATCCTACAGATACTGTTAGTGCTGTAGAAAGTATAGCTACGACATTAACATTAGGAGATACGACTAGATTATATCCAACTAGAATTTCAGCATTTGATGGAGCAGAAACAGGTAAAGTTAGAGGGTTTCATATAGGAAATAGTAACGAAGTATCTAGGGTAGCAGACGTATCATTTTTGCTTAACGAAGGTTTTAGTGCAGTTAATGAAAAGTTTTTAGGGGGTGCTTCAGATACAGTGCGACACTATAATAGAGTGTTTAACCAAGATTTATTTAGGCTTAGAGTTTTAGATTTTTCTGGACAAATTTCAAACGATGATAGTTTATTAAATAGCACAGTAATATTAGATGATACTTCTGATAGCAATGGTGTTCAAGAGTTTACAGGTTTGATAGGTGGCGATGGATATATTGGACAACCTATTGTAAACTCTGATACAATAACTTATGGTGAATTAACAAATGCTGGACTATTAGTTAATTTTATATATACTGATACCAGTGATTCACCAACAACAGGTTCTCATGCGGTGAACGGGCATTTCTTTAATGAAACACCAATGGGAGCAGGATCACATTAAAATAAAGGAGATGGATAAATGATAAACGATTCTATTAAGGTTACGGGTGAGTTAAAACTTACTCTTACACGCCCTGACGGAAATGTAAAACATGAGGTAATTATACCTAACCTTGTTGTTACAACAGGTAAAAGTTACATAGCGTCAAGGATGAAAGATGCATCTGCAACAGCCATGAGTCATATGGCTATTGGTACAGGTAGTACTGCTGCAGCTGCAGGAAATACAGCTTTAGGTTCTGAAGCAGGTAGAGTAGCACTTACTTCTACCACTGTAACTAACAATGATGTAGCTTATGTTGCAACATTTCCTGCGGGTACAGGAACAGGAGCACTTACAGAAGCTGGAATATTTAATGCAAGTTCAAGCGGTACATTATTATGTAGAACAGTTTTTTCGGTTATTAACAAAGCATCAGCTGATACATTAGGTATTACTTGGACTGTATCGGTAAACTAAGGAGTTAAATATGAGTATAAAATTTGCAAACAACGCCCATTCTACTTTAGCTTCTGGTATAAATACTAGTGCTACAAGTATTACTGTTGCAAGTGGTCACGGAGCTCGTTTTCCATCTCTAGCGGGTGCCGAATTTTTTTTCGCAACTCTAATTGACTCTTCTAATAATCTTGAAATTGTAAAAGTTACTGGAAGAAGTACAGATGTTCTTACAGTTACTAGAGCACAAGAAAGTACGTCAGCTAGGTCTTTTTCATCTGGAGATAGAATTGAACTTCGTATAACAGCAGCAGGACTCGGTGAGTTAATTACACCTTCTGATATAGTGTTTACAAATACTAACAGTACATTTACTAAAGCACAAAGAGGTAGTACACAAACAGCTGGGTCACAGACAGGCAGTGTTACATTAGATTTTGATACCTATCAGCATTTTGTGCTGACTGCAACAGGTAATGTTACCTTAGCTAATCCAAGCACGGAGTCAGTGGGGCAATCTGGTATTATAGTATTTATACAAGATGGTACAGGAAGTAGAACATTAAGTCTTGGTACAGATTATGAAACAGCAGGTGGTGCTGGTTTAACTATATCAACAGCTGCTAATGCAGTCGATGTCATACCATATTTTGTTAAGGCTTCTGGGTCAATACAACTAGGAGCACCACAACTTGCATTTGCATAGGAGACATAAGTAATGCCGTTACAAGGTGAATTTTTTCAAAATCCAGGAAGTAGTTCTGGTAGTGGATTTTATCCTTATCAAATCGAACAAAGTTGTAGATTTACTGAATCTGAGAATTCTTACCTTTTTAAATCATCATTAGGTACACCTACAAGTTTAAAAAAAGGAACTTGGAGTTATTGGTTTAAAATGCATGGAGATTTATCACATAATAATACAGCAATGCATGTACATTTTGCAGCTGGTACAAGTGGTGGTGCTGGAGGATATATGTTTTTTGAAACTCAACAGAATGATCCTAATAATATGAAACTAAGTGCAGCAAATATGCACAATTTAGATGCTGGTCGTTCAGATGGAGTATATCGTGACCCCACAGCTTGGTATCATATGGTTATAAAATTTGATTCTACACAAAGTACACAATCTGATAGACTTATTTTTTATGTAAATGGCACTCAAATTAGTGGTTTTACTACAAGTAATGTTGGTTTAAATGAAGATTTAATTCATTGGAACACAACTAATTTTATTATAGGTGCAAAAGAACCAGCTGGTCATGCAGTTAATGGAACAGATATGTATTTTGCAGAATGGATTTGGGTTGATGGAACAGCATATGCTCCTACACAGTTTGGCGAAACAAAAAATGGTGTGTGGATTCCAAAAGACCCAAGTGGTACAGCTTTTGGAAATAATGGTTTTCATTTAAAGTTTGAAGATACAAGCAATTTTGGAAATGATTCGAGTGGCAACAATAATGATTTTAATACAATTAACGGACTCGGCGCAGACCATCAAGTTATTGATAGTCCAACATTTGGGAGTTAATTATGACAAGTAGTGGAAATTATCCAACTTTTAATCCTTTAGTAAATACAGGGCAAAGTTTAACTCATGTAAATGGAAATTTAGAAGTAGAATCAGGAAGTTTTTGGTCTAGTAGTGTTTGGTCAAGAATGACTTTAGCAGGATTTGGTGGAAGCACAGGTAAATATTATGCAGAGTTTGTTAATTATGGTAGCTCTGGTGGAGGTTCAACAGTTTGTGGTATTGGTAATTATGATTCTTTAGCTATTAATACAACTAAACATAATAATGCAATAATTTATTATTATACTTATATACTTCAAGGTAACACACAAGTAAATATTGGCGGAAATTATTCTTCAGCTCCTGGAATTTCTGGTAATGAAGTTTTAAGAATGGCTTGGGATTGTAGTAATGGAAAAGTATGGCTAGGAGGTTCTCAAGAATTTTTTAATGTAGGTAGTGGAGTAGGTGATCCAGCTAATGGCACTAATCCATCTGGCACTATATCAACTTATGCAGGTGCACCTATAGGAGTTTTACATAATAGGTCAACTAATACTGGCAGATGTATTATGAATTTTGGACAAAATGGAGATTTTTCTGGAACTTTGACTGCTCAAAATAATACAGATGAGAACGGTGACGGAAATTTTTATTACTCCGTTCCTGCTGGCTTTCTTGCGTTAAATACCAAAAACTTATTTATTGATTCTGATATTGACCCAGCACAAACTAATGACGATTATGTTGGGGGCAAGCAATTTGGTATTGTAACTTACACAGGTAATTCAACAACAGGACAAGCAATAACAGGATTAGGATTCAAGCCTGATGTCATCTGGGCAAAGTGTAGTAGTCATTCACAAAACAATCAAGTATTTCATTCACAAGTTTTAAATAGTAGAAGTCCAACACCTACTCCATATATGTTTCAGATGGATACAACTTCTCGTATTAGTGATACGGCACAAGGCAATAATAATCCTATGATTTCAAGTTTTGATACTGATGGTTTTACTTTGGGCTCAAGCGGAAGTGGGCCTAACGATAACGGAAGAACTTATGTTGCGTGGTGTTGGAGAGCTAAAGGTGCAACTACCACAACCAACAATGATGGAGATAGAACTTCAACAATACAAGTAAATGCTGATATAGGTTTTAGCACAGGAACTTATACAGGAAATTTATCTGGTTCAGGCACAGCTACAGTAGGACATGGTTTGGGTAAAGCACCAGAGATGATAATAAGTTTTAGGTCTGATGGTAACAGTCAAAGAATTTTAAGACACGTTTCTTTGTCTAGTGAAGATCACGTTTTACAAGTTGAAACAACAGGAGCAGAAACAAGTAAATCTCATAATGGTAATATGTCAGCACCTAATGCAACTACTTTTGATACTAATTATACTGATGGCTTAAATACTAATGGTCATACCTTTTTGTTTATGGCGTGGACTTCAATTCCAGGGTTCAGTAAGTTCGGTTCTTATGTTGGCAACGGAAATGCTGATGGGACTTTTATCTATACTGGGTTCAAGCCCAAAATGATAATGATACGAAGATATACAGGCACTGATAGTTTATTTGTATATGATTCAGCTAGAAGTCCTCACAATGTAATGGGTAATTTTTTACAATGGAATGACAGTGCTGCACAAACTGGAAGTAATTTGGTTGATTTTTTAAGTAACGGATTCAAGATGCGTAGTACAAGTGCTAGTCAAAATCCAAGTGGAACTACAATAATTTATGCTGCATGGGCAGATGTACCAGCAAAATATAGCAACGCTTTTTAAGGAGGTGATAATATGTGGGCATATATAAAAGATAATAAAATAGAGGAGATAATTGCTAGACCCAAAGATATGGTTATAGATGATGTTAGACATTCTCGAAGAATATTTACATCTTGGACTTGGTCAGAATTAAATACCATAGGTATTTATACTGTAGAGGCAGGAACAAAAGGTGATGATAGGTTTGAAATAACAAGTCAACCTACATACACATTTAGCAAAGCTAATAAAAAAGTTACTACAAAATACACTACTACTGATAAAGCATTAGATGATGCTGAAGCTAAAGATAGTGATGGTAAAAATATATTAGACGATGATGGTAACAAGGTAATTAATTATGGTCTGAAAACAATAGCTAAAAATCAATGTAAAATAACTGCTAATAATTATATAGCTAGATTTAATTGGTTAGTAGAACGCAGTATTTATGATAGTAGTAAAGCAATTCCTGATGCAGTAAAAAAATATGTTGAAAGCATACGAACAGATTGTGCTGCGATAGAAACAGCAATTACTAACGCTAAAGATATGGCTGCGTTTAAAACATTGTATACAGATGAATTAAATAGCGATGGCTCAGTAAAAACTATAAATAGAATAAATAGGTGGACTAGTGATAGCACGGTTCAAAACTATATTAGATAAAACAAGGAGTAAAATATGGGAGTTAAAGTAACTAATAACGCATTCGGAACTCTTTCAGCTGGTATTAATAGTTCCGTTACTACTATTGCTCTTGATGCTGGGCAAGGAGCTAAATTTCCAACTCTTACAGGTAGTGATTTCTTTTTTGCTACTATCATTGATACATCAAATAATCTTGAAATTGTAAAAGTTACAGCTCGTTCTAATGATTCTATGACAGTAGTACGAGGACATGATAATACTACAGCTAGGTCTTTTTCAACTGGAGACAGATTTGAGCTTAGACCTGTAGCTGCTTTGTTTGAATCAATAATAGATGCAGCAGGAGATGTTACTCTTACTGGTACAGAAACTTTAACAAACAAAACTATAACCTCTCCTAAAATAGGTACAGCTATTCTAGATACAAATGGTAATGAATTATTTAAACTTACAGCTACAGGTTCTGCTGTTAATGAACTAACATATGCAAATGCAGCTACAGGAAATAAACCAACACTTACTGCATCTGGAGGTGATACTAACATTGGTGTGTCAATACAACCAAAAGGTTCTGGTCAAGTTACTATTGACAATTTAACTTTTCCTGCAGCAGACGGAAGTGCTAATCAGTTTTTAAAAACAGATGGCTCTGGTAATTTAAGTTTTGACGCAGCTGGTGGTGGTAAAGTATTACAAGTAGTAACTGTTCAAAAAAATGATACTTTTTCTACATCAAGTACTTCAGATACAACAGTTACAGGATTAACGTTAAATATAACTCCGTCAGCAACTTCAAGTAAAATTTTTGTTCTTTTAAATTTAACAGCTTGTCTGGGCCATTATACGGACTCAAATGGTGTGAATAGCCATAACAGAGTAAATCTTTTTAGAGGGTCAACAAATATTGTTGATGATTTAATTACTGGTCAAGGAAGTAGAACAGGAACATTATCACAACATGGATTTAGAACTTTTGGTCATATAGAAGCACTTTGTTATCATTTAATAGATTTACCTAATTCAACATCTCAACAAACTTATACTGTAAAAGTAAAAGCAAGAAGTAGCACTATTTTTATAAATAGACATGCAGATGATTCAAGCAATAACAATGCAAACACACCTAGAGGTATATCAACTTTAACTTGTATGGAGATAGGAGCATAATGATAGAACGAGCAATATTAAAAATAAACCCAAAAGCAGAGTTTACTATAAATGGAGGAGATATAGATAATATAGAATGGGTAAATGGTACAAAACCTATATCAAAATCTGACATTGAAGCACAATTTTCAGCAGTGGAATTAGAATTAGCACTTGACTCTTTAAGAAACATAAGAAATGAATTGTTAGCTGCAACTGACTGGTGTGCTTTATCAGATGTTACTATGTCTGACGATATGAAAACTTATAGACAAAACTTAAGAGATATAACCAAAGGTTTAGACACAGTTGACAAAGTTAATAAAGTTACAATGCCAACTAAACCGGAGTAAGTATGCAAAAAGAAATTAAAAGAACACCTCTTGTTATGATGCCTGATGGTAGATTTATGCGAGGTGATGAATTTGTAAGCGAAGGAGTGGTTGTTGATGAACCACCTCTTTATGAAAAACCGCCAGTCGTTGAAGACCAAACAGCAGCGGTGAAAGGTGAAGATGAGTAATAAACGTATGACTACAACTGAAATAGATAATAAACTTTTACAACACGAAGCAATATGTGCGGAGCGTTATAAAATGATTTTATCTAGAATTTCTAGGCTTGAACGAATTATGGTTGGTTCAGCTGCAGCTGTGATTGCAGGATTAGTATCAATAATATTAACCTTATTAAACTAAAGGAGGATTATATGCCAGGTTATATGATGAAAGACAAAAAGAAAAAGAAAATGTATGGTTATGGTGGTGAAATAAAGAAAAAGAAAAATGTAGCTATGTATAAAAATGGTGGGCTAGTACCAAAATTTGGTAACGGTGGTATCTTAACTAAAGCTCAAAAAACATTACCAAAAGCATTACAAGATGAGATTAAAAAATCAAAGAAAAATAAAATGGGATAAGTAAATGATTGACCCTATGTCAGCATTTGCAGCAATATCTGCAGCTAGCGGAGCAATATCATCTGCTATTAAAAGTGGTAGAGATATAGCATCATTGAGTGGCCCTATAGCTAAATATGCAAAAGCAGAAGCTCAATTACAAGCAGGTGCAAAAGCAAAAAAGAATTCTTTCTTTTCTAAGTTTGGTGGAGTAGAAGCCAACGCAATAGATGAATTTTTTAAAAAAGAAGAAGTTGCTCAAGCTAGAAAAGAATTAAGAGAATTGTTTATGTTATATGGTTCTCCAGGACAATGGGAAAGATTACAAGCAGAGATAGCTAGACAAAGAAAAATACAAATGGATGCAGTTGAAGAAGAAATAAAAAGAAAAAGATTACAACAACAAATAACTATTTGTATCTGTTTAGCAATAGCCGTAGGATTTGCTGGCTACTATTACATAAAATATTTACTAACTGTGGCTGGAGATTATTATATAAAATATATAATGAGTTTAAATTAATGCAGAAAAAACTACAGAAAAAATCAATGTATAATGAATTAGATATAAATAAAGATGGTGTTGTAAGTGATGAAGAAATGCATGCAGCTGAGCTACAACATGATTTAAGAAAGCAAAGAGCACAGCGCAGAATGGCTACAGCTTCACTTGTTGGTATGGGTTTGTTTACAATAGCTATGTTTATAGTAGATATTGAAAGAGTAAATGCACTAGCTGATATTAGTAATCTTATGTATATTAGTGGTGCAGGTATAGTTGGAGCATACATGGGAAGTGCAGCTATTATGAACAACAGAAAAAAATGATAAAAGTATATATGTTAATTATTTTATTAAACAATGAACCGATACAAGATAGATTCAATCCTACTTTGTTTATGAGTAAAACTGATTGTGAAAGTACTGCAGCTCAAGTACAGAATAAAACAATTAAAAATGTAAAAAGTTTTTGTAAACCAATTCTGATTAAGTCAGAAGATATAAGGATAGACATATGGCACTAACAGCACTTATAGGCCCAGCAACAAAGTTAATTGGTAAGTTTGTTAAAGACAAAGACTTACAACAAAAGTTGAGCCACGACATAGCCACTATGGCAGAGAAACATGCCCAGCAACTTGCCCTTCAACAAATAGAAGTTAACAAAGCAGAAGCAAAAGGTAACTGGTTTCAATCATCGTGGCGCCCCCTAATTGGTTGGATTTGCGGGCTGTCGCTTGCTATTAACTATATGGTTTCACCAATTATGGCAGGGTTTGGTATTGTAATTCCTCAGGCTGACATGACAGTCATGATGCCGCTTTTATTCGGTATGCTAGGAATTTCAGGATTGAGAAGTTTTGACAAATACAAAAAAACGGATACTAAAAAATGAAAGAAAATTTTGATAAAGCATTAGAGCTTTTATTAAAACATGAAGGGGGATATGTAAATCATCCTAGTGATCCCGGAGGTATAACTAATCTTGGAGTTACTAAAAAAGTATATGAAGATTGGGTAGGCCACGAGGTTACTGAAGAAGATATGAAAAAACTTACACCAGAAGATGTTGCTCCAATATACCTAGAAAATTATTGGGAAAAAGCTAGATGTGATTTTTTACCTTCTGGTATAGACTATATAGTTTTTGATTGGGCAGTAAACAGCGGAGTAAGTAGAAGTTCTAAAGGATTACAAAAATGTTGTGGAGCAGAACCTGATGGTATAATTGGCCCTAAAACATTAGCGTTATTAGAAGGACAAAACAAAAGATATATGGTAGAAAAATTTAAACAAGTAAGACAAGATTTTTATAAAAGCCTAGATACTTTTGATACATTTGGAAATGGTTGGACTAATAGAAATAATGATGTAACAGAAGTTGCTTTAGAAATGGTAGATGATTAATGGGTTCAGTAAAGTTATTAAAATTTTTAGGTGAAGCTCCAAAAATATCTGAGGAGTTATTACCTGATGGAGCAGCTCAAACAGCTTATAATGTTAAGTTGTATTCTGGTGACCTTATACCTTATAGAACTCCAAAGCTAGTTGAAAACATTGGAAGAACAGGTACAATTCAAACATTATATAAACTTACTAATCCTACTAACAATGCTAATGTGTTTCTTACTTATCTTAATGATGTAGATATTGCTACTGCTTCTTCTCCTTGGACAACTACTACATCAACAGAAGATACTGAGCAAAGATTTTATTACACAGGTGATGGTACACCCAAAGTATCTAACTATGATTTAGCTACTAATGGAAGTGCTCCATATCCAGTAACAAACGGATATTATGACCTTGGATTACCTTTACCTACAACTACTTTAAATACTGCAGCAGTATCATTTTCTGTTGTAAGTGCTACACACTATGAAAGGGATAGTGGTAATACTGCAACATTTTATGGAGCAACAACTCACAACTTACGCTCAGGTAATATTGTTACTGTTAGAGACTTTGGTACATCTGATGAAGCTAAAGCCTTTAATGCTACTAATGTAGAAATTACTGTTCTTAACACTACTGACTTTTCATATTTTAGTCCTGGAGACCAAGTTGCAAAAACAGCAAACACTAGTGGTCGTGCTGATATGGCAGGTAACACACAGATTAGAACATATGTTTATACATGGATTACACCTTGGGATGAAGAGTCTATACCATCTTTACCCTCTGCTGAGGTGTATATTAAAGAAGGACAAACTGTAACAGTTAGTAACATACCACAACAAAAACCTAGTTCACCAACTCAAAATTTTGTGCGAGGTGTAAGGTTATATAGAACTGTTGTTTCTGCAGCAGCTACAGAATATTTTTTATTAAAGACATTATGGTTTCCAACAACTACTACTAAAGTAAAACGAGTTGGTAGTACAGTTACTTTAACTTTAGCACACCCTCATAATTTTATTTTAGATGATAGATTTAAGCTATCTGGTATGACTACAGATAGCGGTAGTATGAATGGTACATTTACTGTAGCTTCTATTGTTGATAAGTATTCGTTTACATTTACTGACAGTGGTAATGCTATTTCTGAAACTGCTGATACTAATGGTACTGTGTTTCACGATGTAGCTGAATCATTAAGTCAAACAGCAGTATATTGGGGTGATAGTAGTTTTAACTTTACAGATAATTTTCTTGTGTCAGGTTTATCTAGGATATTAGATTCTGAAGATAACGACCCACCACCTACAGGTATGAAAGGTATTCGTGCAGCGCATAACAATATACTTGTTGGATTTTTTGATAATCAGTTATGTTTTTCATTTCCTGATAAACCACATGCATGGCCTGAACGATTTAGAATGACTTTTGATTCAGACATTGTAGCAATAGAACCTATACAAGGATTTATATTAGTGCTTACAAAAGAGTATCCATATCAAGTGTCAGGTAATGATCCTGCTACTATGGCATCTGCTCGTATTGATAGTTTATATCCGTGTCTTTCTAAAAAATCTGTAGTTAATATGGGATACGCTGTTTTATGGGCTACTCACGGAGGGCTTGCTAGTCATGCTCCTTCACAAGGTACAGACATTGCGACTAAATTAGTACACGACTGGGATACCTGGAATGCAGCTCTTGACCCTGCTACTCTTATTGGACATTATTACAATGGTAAATATTTTGGTTCTCATTCAGCTTCTTCGTTTATATTTGAAAGAGATGATACTGTAGGAGGACTTCTTGTAAGTATAAACTATACTTTTACTGCAGCATGCACTGATTATCAAACAGGTGTAATGTATTATATAGGAGATAATCAAGGTAATTTATATGAATGGGATAATAAAAATGAAGTTCTTTCTCCATTAGAATGGAAGTCAAAAGCTATTATTACAAAAGATTTTATGAATCTTGGAGCTGCTAGAGTTATTGCAGATTTTGATGCATCAGCTACAGAAACAGAAAATATTATAAATTTTAATAATAATGTACCTACTAACAATGCTGCAATCTGGGCTAAAAGTGAACAACTTGGTACAGTTAACGGGCCAACTGATTATATGGATTCTGGAAATAGAGTAGAAAATTCAGGTACATTAAACTCATATGCAATAAATGCAGATGCACAAACGCAGTTTCAACTAGAAGTTTCAGGAGTATTACCAGTTACTTTTAAATTGTTTGTTGACAAACAGTTAATATTTCAAGGGACAGTAAGTTCTGACGATGTATTTAGATTGCCAAGCGGATATAGAAGTGATACATTTGAAATAGGAGTTTCAGGTTCAGCAAGGATACGGGCAATACATATAGGTGAAACTCCATATGGATTGAGGACAGCATGAGCATTAGCAATAGATTTACAAGTGTACCAGCAGTACCACAAGGAGGTGCTACAGACTATCAAACTAGACTTATACAAACAGTTAAAGAAAATGTAGAATTACTAACTGGACTGCGTGGTGAGATTGATGCTGCAAGTAAAGCTATCACACAGGGTCAAATTACAGCAAACCCATTAGGTGCACAAAAACTAGTACAGGTAACTGCAAAAGGTTCAGGTTTTGCTATAAGCGGTCAAAATGTTGCATCTTTAGATGATTTTCAAAAACTTGTACTTGATGTGCAAACTTTAGCTACTGATGTAGCTGAGACAAGAGCTACACTTAATTTACTAATTCAACAAATGAAAGGGCTATAATATGGTAATGAAACCAACAAATAATCCTATGGCAATGGAAGAAGGTATTCCAGCAGCTGTACCCACATCTGTGTCATTGGATTTGCCACAATCAATAGAAACATTAATAACAATGCCTACGGTTCCTGTTACTACAGGAGCATTAGGTGAGATACCTACAGGTACAACACAAGATGGTAATCCTAATGCTCCATCTTTGGCTTTTAGAAATCAACCTATGGGCGGGCAAGATCAAACTATGATGATGCAAGAGGGAGGTATGATTCCTTCTGCTCAAATGCCACAAGGGCCTATGAATTCATCTATGATGGAAGGTCAGATTAATCAAACACTATCAGCTAATCCAGAAGCTGTTGCTAGAATACGAGCAGCTATTGAAGCAGGTATTCAATCAGGCGAACTTGATGCTAATGAACTTAACATGATTATACAGCTTGCTAAAACAGTACAGCAAAATCCAGCTATGTATTCTCAGATTAGACAGATGGCTATTCAAAGAGGAATACTTCCAGCTGAAGAAATTCCAGAGCAATATGATGAAGGATTAATTACTGCCATTATTATGGCGGCAAAAGCTATGGAAGCTGATGTACAGATTGAAAGTGCAGATGCTCCTATGGCTCCTGTGCCACAAACACCAGCTCAACCACCAGCTCAAATGGCAGTCGGTGGATTGGTAGTTGGCCCATCTCATTCTAAAGGGGGTGTCCGTGGAAGAGTACGAGGTAGTGACCAGGTTGATTTTGAAGTTGAAGGTGGAGAATATGTTGTCAACGCCAAAACTGTTGCGAAAAAAGGTACAGATTTTTTTGATAAATTAAATGAAGAAGGACTAAAAAGTTAATGACATTACAAGCGGTACAACAAGAATATAAACAATACAATGCTCAGTTGTTATCTACAAAAGAGTTGTTTGATAAATATTGGGGTGGGTGTATTCCGTTGTTTCAAGAGTGTATTGACAAAGCTATGCACGGTGAAATGAATGTAGAAGATATATATGAGCGAGGACTAAAGGGTCAGCTTTTTGTTATCGTTGCTAAAAATGATGACGATGAAGTTCCTGATGTACAATTAGCTATAGCTTTAGAATTAGTTTACTATCCTCGGTTTACAGCTATGAATGTATTAGCTTTAGGCGGAAAAAATTTACGACATAATATGAAAAAGTTTTGGAAGCAAGTTTGTGGTTGGGCACAGATTTGCGGAGTTAATAAAATAGAATGCTTAGTCGCACCAGCTATGGAAAAGATTTTGCAAGCACAGGGCTTTGAACGAAAGTATTCACTACTAAGACAGGATTTAACAAAGGAGGTCTAAATGCAAACTATCATAAATCCTTTAGTAGTTTCGGTAGGCCCTACTAACGAGACTACTATTACTCCCGTTCCTATGACACATCATGGGGGTGGAACTAAAAAAGTTCTTGCCGTTGCAGCTATGGTAGCTATTCCTATCGCAGCACCTGCAATTGCAAGTTCTATTGCAGCATCAGGTGTTTTAGGTGCAGCAATATCTGGAGCCATGGCTACTACAGCTGGAGCTGTTATTAGTTCAGCTATTGTTGGTGCTGGGCTTGGTGCAATTACAGCTAAAGTTACAGGTGGCAGTGTAAGAGCTGGTGCTATTGGTGGAGCTATAGCAGGAGGTATTGGCGGATACGGAGCAAGGTCTGGATTTGGTCAAGCTCAACAACCAGTTACAGGAGTAGACGTGGCTAGTTCATCAGGTAATATTGCACAAGCAGGAGACCCACTGCTACGAAATGCAGCTTATACATCAGGTGGTATACAACCAGCTGTAAATATTGGTGGAGGTACTGGTGGACTTTCAAGTGGTGGTTTTGTTGAATCTATGAAAGCAGGTTTATCTGATGTTGGACAAAAAGTCGTAAGTAAAATTACTAGTCCTGATGCAATAGCTAACGCTGTATTACAAGTTGGTGGAGCTGCAGCTGCTGAAGCTCTAGTTCCTACACCTGATAATGCTGAAGAACAAGCGGCTATAGAAGAATACAAAGCAGAACTACAAGCTCTTAGACAAAAAGATGAAGCAGCGTTTAATGCTAAGATGGATGCAGCTAAAGCACATATGGTTCAAGCTGGATATTATGATCCAAATTACTTTGGCTTACAAGCAGCCAACAGAGCTGCTATTGTAGAAGGTCGTAAGTTACGAGATTTTGAACGTTCGGCAGCATTACGAAGTGGTGGTTTATCTCAAGGTGAGCGTAGACGAGCAGCTTTAGCAGGTGGTCTAAATGTACAAACTGCGTTTGACCAAGGTTTTGGACAGGGTGTAGGATTACAGAATCAGGCTTTAACTACAGCTACTAATCTTATTCCAACTGCGTCTACAGGCGGTGTTACGCAAGCAGGAGGATTGTTAGAGTTAGCAAGCGCAAAAGGTGCAAGAGATGCTCAAGCCGCTCAAACTAAAAAAAGCAACATTATGAATTTCTTTGGTGGTTTTAATACTAGTGCTGGTAGAACTAATAAAGAAACTGAAGCTATTGAACAATCAGCTGCAGAATTTAATGCTCAAAAAAAGAAAGAAGAAGAAAAAAAGTTTAGTCCTGGTTTAGCACCACAGATTGGCAACACAATAACAATATAGGAGGGTAACATGGTATTAAGAAATATAGCTGGTAATTTAAACCCTACTGCGTTTAGACAAGGTGCACAAGATGAACTTAATTTACAGGCATTACAGCGTGCAGAACAAGATAGACTTGATAGACTTAAATTTAGAGAGTTAACTGGCGGGCCACCTAAGTTACCTGAAGTAACTGCTTTAGATCAAGGTTCTACAGGTTTAAGACTTGATAACTTTGGTGGTCAGTATATTGATGTACCTCCACCTGAAGAAAAGAAAGAAATAGCACCTGTTGATAATACACAGATTGACCAGAAAGTTGACGATGGTACTTTACCACCATCTCCTAATATTAAAGTTGATACACCTAATGTAACATTTCCAGCTGTTGACCCAAATAAAATTGATTTACCAAAAGGATCAGGTAGAAACAATGCAAGTCCTGAACGTACAGCTGAAATAAACAGAAGAAAAACTATTGATGATAATACTAATGCTATTCTTCAACAGTATGGTATTAAACGTAAAGCTGGTAAAGGAAGTAGAAATGTTACTCAACAGCAAGGAGAAGCTCATACTTTTTACAACAGTAAAGAGTTTAAAGATTTTATATACCAAAACCCAAAGTATTTAGATGAAATAAAAAATGACCCATTTGGTTTTATGGAAAGATATAAAACTGATAGAAAACCTCAAGCCACACAAGAAGTAATAACTGAAACTTCTAAAAGAACTAAAAAACTTATAGATGGTCGTATAACTGCTATAGATAATAATGACATTCTTAATAGTAGTAATTCTAAAAAACTTGTAGAACTAGCAAATGAAATGGGTATAGACCCAGTTGCAGCATTAGCTATCTTTGGTATCGAGTCTGATTTTGGGCGTGTAAACAAAGGTAGTGGTCGTGGTGCTTTTGGTAGTATGCAAGTTACCAATGCTCAGTTTAACAATTTAAAAAGATGGTTTGCTGATCCAGCAAATAGAGCTCAGATAGAAGCTATCTATCCTAACAATCCTGCTATGGTAGATAAAGTTATTGGTATGATTTCTAACATGCAAAGAGCTAAAGCTAGGTCTGGCCCTGCTGGTAATGAAGGAGAGCTTGTAGCTGGTCTTGCTCAGCTTATTTATAATAAAGCTATAGGATTACCTAAAAATTTATGGGGTGCAGGCTATCAAGCTAATGCAAATAAAGTACAACAAGCAGGTAAACCACTACCTATAGATGACGGAAACATTTCTAACAGTGACTACAATCAAGCATATATAAGTCTTTACAATCATATAGCTGGCAAACTTAATCAACCTCCAGCAGCTACAGCTGTTAATCAAACTACAACAACAGGTGCTGGTTTACAAGGGCCTCCGCCTCCAGCAGCTAATCAAACTATTGTAGCAAATAACAGAGGTAACACGACCACAGGTCAAGGTTCTTTTCAAGTTATAGACCAAACAGGTGGTGTTGATACTGGTGAACAACCACCAGAAGAAAAAGTTCCTACAAGCACAAAAGAACCAGAACCTCCTGCTTTTTATATGGAAGACCCTAGTAGAATTGGTTTTGAGTTAAGAAACTTTCTTGAAGAAAGAGAATTAATAATTAACAATACTAATAAAAACATACAAGTTTTAACACAGCGTGCAGATTATTTTAGAAGACTAGCACGAATAACTAGAGATGAAACTGAATTTAATAATTTAATGAAGCAATCTACAGACCTTATGGCAAAAGCTAATACAATGCGTGACTCAGGTGCATTAGAAGCTAAGAAAGCTGAAAATAAAATTATGCTGTTACAAGGTATGCAAGCACTATCTGACTTACAAAAAGGTAGTGTAAACAGAGCTGCTATGGTCTGGTCAGAATTTTCTGGTTTAGACATTCGTATAAACCCACGCTCTGATGGTAAGTATGATGTTACTGTTGGAGGTAAACCATATAAAACTATGGACTATAGTCAACTTAGCGATACTCTACGACTAGCATTTGACCAAGGCTATAGAGCATCACAAGCTACGCTAGCAGCTGAGATGAATTTAGAAACATTTAAAAACCAACTTGCAATACAATTAAAAGCTGCAGAACAAAGAGGCGATGCTTATCTAAAAAGATTAGATGCTATATTTGAAAATTATAAAGAACAATTTAAAACAAATAACACAGTAAAATTAGAGAAAGTAGACGGAATACCTTATATACAAAGAGGAAGACAATATTTTATAATAGACTATGTAGAAGAAAAACAAGCTGATGGAAAAACAAGAGAAATACTAAAAGAAATTCCAGTACAGCCCCCTCTTAATTTAAACTCAGATGCTCCAGCTGAATCATTTAAAAGGACAAAGTAGTGGTAAAAAAAGCAGGATTACAACCTTTCTCAAGTAACTTCTACGATGCTACCAGTGCTCCTGGAACAGGTAATCCTTTTGACCCAATCAGTGGTAAATCACAACTTGGAGCAAATGCTGCTGACCCATTTATACAACTACAACAAGAAGCTGACTCACTAGAATCTGCTTTGTTATCTACTAACCAGCCTCCTAAGACAGGGCCTCTTGTATTGTTTAGTCCTTCTCAAAATAAAATGTTTGTCAATGGTGCACTGTATGATGCTGATGATGCACAGTCAGCACTAGATGCAGAAGGTCAAGGATTCTTAGATAAACCTAGAGCTACTACTGTACCTGATGCCCCAGACTGGCAAAGCGTATCTCCTGATTCTTATAAGAACTATATGAGAAATATAGAAGACCCTGGTAAGGGTACTCTTATGGCAAGAAATTTTGAGATAGGTGGTAGTAATCTAAAGTTACTTGCTGGTAGAGCTGCACAGTTTCTTGGTGCAGAAGAACTAGGGCAGAACTGGGTAGACAGTGCGGCACAAGAATTATATTATAACCAACCATTTCAAAGAGAATTTACTAGCATTGATTATTTTGAAAACGAAGGTGGACATGGTGCAATAGATTGGTTTGTTGCTAACTTAGCACAACAAGGGCCAAACTTAATAGAGTCAATACTGGTAGCTCTTGCTGGTGCTGGAGCAGGTGCAGTTGCAGGTGGTGGTGCTAACCCTTTTACTGCTACAGGTGGTGCTATACTTAGTGTATTTGGTAGAAGTAAAGTAAAAAAAGAATTATTAAAAGCCGCCACAAAATATAGTAACGGACAAAAACTTACAAAAGGTGAAAGAAAATTACTTCGTGAAGGTGCAGGTCTGTATGGTGCAGCTTCTCTTAGACCTAAACCTGGGTCATTAGCTACCGCTAGTCAGCTTCGTAAACTTGAAGCTGATGAATTATTAGGTGGTGCTAGAGGGGCACTTAAGCAAGGTAGACGTCAAGCTATGGCAGGAGGTGCTGCTATAACTTCTACAGCTGGTAGTTATCTTATGGGTATAGGTGACATCTATGGTGAAGTGCGAGACACAGGTGTAGGTAATAGAGCCACAGCAGCTCTTGGTGCTATACCATATGCAGCACTTGAAACTCTTCCAGAATTTTTTCTAGCAGGTCGTATCTTTGGTGTTGGCCCTGAACTTCTTACAAAAGGTAATAGAGTTGTAAGAGCAGGTAAAGGTTTAGCAGTTGGTGGTACACTTGAAGGTCTTACTGAAGTTGGACAAGAAGGTATTCTTCTTGCAGGTACAGGACAATTAGGTGATGCTGAAGTAGGTAAACGATTAATCAATGCTTTTGCAGCAGGTTTTGCTATTGGTGGCCCACTAGGTGGTGGTGCTAATCTTCTTAAACGAGGAGAAGCTACTGATATATTAAATAAAACTGAACCAAAAGCTGACCAAAAATTATTACCAAGTCCTGGTATCGAAGGTGATGTCTTAGGCCCTGAGCCTCCTCCTTCACCAGATCAATTACCACCAGGTGGTGCTCCAATTATTCCTCCTCCTGTTCCTCCTATATCTCAGGTATCTGGGCCTCCTAATTTTGTAGCAGGTCAACAGACTCGTGAAGGAGACCCATTGGATACAGTAGTTCAGGCTAATCAACCTGTGCTGCCGGCTCAAACTGAAGGACAACAGGGGATTATATTTCCACCCCAACAACCAGTTACTGCTCGTGATTTAAATCAATTATCAGAAATACCACAGCAACCAGCACCTGTGGTTACACCAGAGCCTACACCAACTGAGCTAGAGCAAGCAGGACAACAAGTACTTCCGTTAGAACAGCAAACAATTCCATTTGATACACCTACTCAGAGTGCACAGGAAACGCAACAGACACCTGCAGGACAACAACTTCTACTAGCTAGTAATACAATTCAACAACAGCAAAATCAAATTGAACAACAGCAAAATCAACTTGCTATACTACGACAGATTAATCAACAAGAAGCTGAGCTAGCACAAAGACAAAGAGAGTTTAATGAAGCTCAACAACAAGCACAACAGCAACAAATCCAACGAATGGAACAACAAAGATTAGAGCAAGCTAGACAAACAGAGGAAAGATATTTAAGAGGTTTTCCAGATATAATAGACCAAGAAGACATAAATACAGTAGACCGAGCAATGGAAGGTTTAATTTCAGAAGATGAACTAACTGCTATACAACGAGAATTATTTCGCCTTAGACGAGACACAATTCCTATACCAGAAAGACCTGCTAGACAACCTAGACAATTAAGAATACCAGGAATACCTCGCCCAGCTCCAGTAACAACTGCACAACAAACACTACGAAAAGGTGAAGCTGTCGCAGAACCTACACAAGCTGAGTTAGAAGATGCAGGACAAGAAAGACTTCCTATTCCTGTTCCTAATAGAGCTATTGCTATTGCACCGCTTTTAGCAAAAATGCAACAACAAGGTTTTGATCAGAATACAATAAACGATTACATTATTGATTTTCAAAATGCTTTAGATAACAATGATTTAACAGAACAAAATAATCTTATAGCAGATATGGAACAAGTAACTAGTGAAGTTCCTGAACGATTAAGAAGACGAGTAGCAGCACCAACAACACAAGAAGAAATAGAAAGGAGTCAAGATGCCGTTCAAATCAGAAGCCCAGAAGAAGTGGATGTACGCCAACAAACCGGAGCTGGCCAAGCGATTCGAAGAGGAGACGCCCAGCAACTTACAACTGCCCAAAAGAATAGGCTCCAGGAGCAAATCAGAAAAGCGACAACTCGCGAGATTGCGTTTGCAACGAAAGATGAAAAAAGAGCAGCTAGGGAAGCTGACCAAGACGCTAGGCAAAAACGCGCTCAGGAATCAATCGCTTTCGTAAGTAATGTCTTTGTACCTGTTAAAGGTAGAACACCTCGTGAAATGTGGAATGCATTAACTGTAGGAGGTGCTTTATCTTATGATAGATTACCAGAAGATGTTACGCATCCTCGAACAAAACAAGTATTTAAATTAAAAACACTTTGGAGTAATTTAGTCGCCGAAGATACAGTCAATGGCGATTTAGCTGCGTTAACAAATATACAAGGTAAAGAAGTTTTAGAACAATTTGAAGCAAGAGATAACAGAGGAGTAGACGGAATTTCTCAACAAGAAGAAATTGATTCTATTATTGCAGATTTTGATGTTGTAGATTTAACTCCAGAAGCATTTAAAGATTACGGGCCTGCCCAAATGCTTGGCCATAATTTAATGGGGATTGCATTTTTTAATCCGCAAGGAGGTGTAAATAAAGATATAAGACAACAGGCTATTAACTATCTTAACCTAACCGACTTTACTTCTTTACAGCAACAAGCATTAGATAAGGCTTATATTGCAATGATAAATGCTAGTAGTCAAGATGCTACTCTTAAAGGAACAATAGGAGGTAAAACACAACCTTGGTTAGAATATGCTGTAAAAAGAAATCTTGTTAGTGAAATTGAAGTTGCACTTGCAGACATGCCGACATGGTTTACTAACAAACAAATAGAAGCAATTTCAGAAAACATATCAGGACAGGAAGCAGTCCTTGGTGAGGCAACTGCAAACAGACTACGAGATATAATGCGTAAAAAACAATTGCTTGGTCAAAGTATGCCTATGGATGAATTTAGAAAATTATATGAACTAGCACTTGGAGCATCTGGTAGAAAAAATGTAGCAGATAAACAAAAACAATTTAGAGAAAATCAAAGTGAAAACTTAGCCATACTTATTAATTCACATCTTGAAAAACAAGATATTAAAGGAGGTGCATATAGAGCATATAATTATGGTATGGAAATAAGAACTGACCTTCCAGGTAAAGTTGACCCTGCTACAGAACAAATGCAACAGATGTTTGCCGACTCAAATAAAGAATACACTATGGCTAATGGTCGTAAACTAAAAGATTATTTTACCACTGGAGGTAAGTTAAAAGTTAAACGAATGTATGATGGTAGACTTGTACCTGATGCATCTCCTGAAACAACAGAAACACAAGTAACAGGTGCAAGCAGACTTAGAAGAGGAACCAACCAAGACGCAACAGAAAACACAACAGAATCTCTTACTGCTCAAGTAGAAGCTGCTGACCAAAAAACTGATGACTCAGGAAAATTTCGTAGAGCAGATGGTAAACCTGTAAAACCTCTTGGTAGAGGTGAGATAGAACTCATTGTTAAAAAAGTTCTTAACAAATTAAAAGTAAAACCAACTGTTACTATAGTCGCTAATGTACAAGAACTAGCTCAAAGTAACCCAGAGCTTTACAGACGCGCAGCAGCTGGTAGACCACTCAAAGATTTTGACACAGTAGAAGCAGCTGGATATTCTATTGGTGACCAAGTTATAATCTTTAGTGATTATATAAAATCAAAAGAACAAGCAAGATTGGTTGTTGCTCACGAGGCATTGGGGCATTTTGGTTTTCGTGCTTTCATGCCTCGTAGTAGAATGGATGCTATTCTTCGTGAAGTATACAGAACAGATAAACATGTAAAAGCCGCTGCTGATACTATAATGCGTTCACGCCCTGGTATAGATATGATGGAAGCTGTAGAAGAAGTTCTTGCTGATAAAGCTGCAGCATTTGATAATAGTTTAATTTATCGTATCAGAAGTTTAGTTCAAGCTGTACTAGATACAATAGGTATGGGTGATTTAATAAATATAGGTGATGCAGATATTACGCGGTACTTCTTAAGACAATCTCGTAGAAACTTAATGAGAGGTGGTAAAGGTGTTGTTGGTGTAAAACAAATAGCAGAAAATATAAGAGCATTAGAATCAGAAGCTGAGCAGGGTAGATTTTCTATGGAGAATGTATCAAGTGGACATGCTACTAATTGGACACATGCTTATGCTCTTAATAAAAAAGCAGGAGCCTTTGGTAGTTTTGATAAACTTCAAGAGTATTTAAAAAATCTTCCTAAAGGTAGAGGCAGAGCAACTAGCAGACTGTTTGCAAGAGTTGCTGAGACTGTGCAAACTTTAGATAACAAAGCTCAAAGAAGTGAAGGACTACAAAAAATATTTAATATATTCCAGCGTTCAGCTGGTAAGACTAGAAGAGTAATGTCTGAGTATGAAAGAATGACATCGTATACCCACACTCCAAATTGGTTTGGATTAGCTGGAGGGCCAACAGCAAGAGAACTACAAATAGGAGGTGAGATGCTTGCTTTTGGTGCTGTGTTTAAAGCTAATGAACATACTCCAGCCAGTATACAACAAGAAGAAGCCTTACTAAATAGACAAGGTGATGCACCAGTAATAGATACTGAAAGACGTAGTGCGTTAGAAGCAATGGGTAAAGTTAGTAAAGAACAATTTAAACAAGGTATCTTATATCAACTACCTAATAAAGATAGACAAACAAAATCATTTACAGTAGATGAAAAAGGTGAAGCTATAACTGATAAAGAGTTTGACAATGCTTATAGAATATATGAAGAAAATAGAAATGCTGTAAACCAAGCTGCAATTGATGTACTTGAAGCAAATATACTTTCTGCTACAGGACAAAAAGATGCAGCGTTAAACAATATTGAAAATATAGCAGGACAAAATGGTCTTCCTACAGATGAAAACATACAAACCTTTAATAGAATTATTGAAGAATATACTAGAATAGTAAGAGAAAATACCGACCTTGAAGGAAATATTAATAATGAATCATTTGAAAAAGGCAAAAGATTTATAGCAGCTATAAACAGAGCATTGTGGGTGCCTAAAAAATTAGATGATTGGGCAGGTAGAAGTATAGATAAAGAAACTGGTCAGCCAACATTTGACGATACTGCTGAATTTCAAACAGATGAATTTTCTGACATCATTGCTTCCTTACCAGATTTAGCTAATATAAATTATGGAAAAGAAAAAGCCTTTCAAATAACAGGAACTATTCAAAATTTATTTGTACATAACCAACAGATTGTAAATGCAGAGTTTCAAGCTAAACGAACTATGATGACAGGTTATGTTCCGTTTACCAGACGAGGTAAATACCAAGTTCGTATGCAGGCATACAATGTAAAAAATGGTGCAGCTGTTAAACTACAAGAAGATTTCGCTGGGTCACTACCATATTTTCAAACTGCGCGCGAACAAGATGCAATGGATATAATGAATGATTTAAATAAAAATTTTGTCCAAGATAAAGATGGTAAACCTATAAAATACCAAATGAAAGATTCAGATGGTAATGATGTTGTAGTAGCAATTAGACCACAAGTATCAGAAGCTAGACAATCACAACCTCTTGCTAATACATTAAATCTTACAGAGTTTATGTCTATTGTTAGTAGATTAGACATTGGACTTACTATAGAAGAAAGACAAAGAGTTGTTACCTCACTAGCAGGAGTTAGTGAAAGAGCTAGAAAAAGTTTACAGAGAACAGGTAACCCAGGGTGGGATCAAGATGTTGTACGAAGTGTTGCAGAACATTTAGAAACTATGGGGCATGTTGCAGGAAAAGTTACTTTTACATGGCAGCTTAATGACATATTAGATAACGATAATTTTTTTAAAGGTGATCCTGATAAGTTAAAACGACTTGAAGCAGCTACAAGAAAAGGTAGCGAGGAACAAAGAGAAGCTGCTAAAAGAGAGTATGAACAATATGCATATGCTTACAGTCATTCTGCTGATATAAATGCACAAGAACAAGCAAAAACTAGAGAAGGTCTAGAAAAAACAGAAAGAGGTGAAACTTTAACTAACAAAGATTTTATACCCAATGAAGGTAGAGGCGAATCTTATAGATTAGAAGCTAACAAATTAATTAAGTTTTATTCTGACTCTGCCAGTATTGTAGATTCAACAGAAGACCAACTGTCTGGTGATGTAGGTTCAAGATTAAAACTAGCCGCTGTGTTGTTACAACTTGGTGGTTCGTTTGCTACTGCTGGAATTAACTTAATGTCTATGGTTACCCACACTATTCCATACCTAGGTACTTATAATAAAAATAGAGGGTATGGTGGAGGATTTGGTTTATCTAATTCTACTGGTGCAATGGTACGAGCTGTGTCTGATATAAAAAGAGGAGGTTTAGCTAACTATGATACTATATATAAAATAGCTAATGACCCAGATGAACTAGCTAAATACAATATTGAACAAGATGAAGCTAATGCTATGCTAGAAGCCACAGGTGCGGGTGTGTTACAGGCTGCACAGTTTAATGCATTAGTCGGAACATCAAGAGGCGGTAGAGCTAGTAACAATTACAATGGTGCTATCAAAGCATGGATGAGTATGTTTTCTTATACAGAACAACTTAACAGACGAGCTACATTTCTTGCGTCATATAGGTTAGAACGAGAAAGAATACTAGCCACTGATTATCCTAACCAAGGAGGGTTCGCTCAACTTCCGGAAGCTGAACAAGAGGTTGTACAACAAAGAGCAATGGCATTTGCAACAAAGGCAGTGAACACATCACAGGGTGAATATGCTATGTACAACAGACCTGAGATGGCTAGAGGAAACTTAGCACAATATATTTTCATGTATAAACAATTTGTTATTGTTAGTGTACAGTTAATGAAAGGCTTATCACCTAAAGGTAGGATCGCTATGTTAGGCACATTGTTTGTTCTTGCAGGTCTATCAGGTCTACCATTTGCTGATGACTTATCTGATTTAATTGAAACATTAGCGCAAAAGTTTGGTATTAAAATGGGAACTGTTGAACAGGAAGCAGGTAAACTTATTGATGCTCTCATTCCTGGTGCGTCACCAATATTTATGAGAGGAATACTTGACCCTGTACTTGGAGCTACCTTCTCTACAAGACTTGGTTTTAATGATTTAATTCCACTGACTGGTGTGTTCCAAGCTAAGAATAATTCAGGTGAATACTGGCAAGAAGCAAAAAATTTCTTAGGGCCAGTGTACTCAGGAATAGCAGGACTGTTTGCTACAGGAACACAACTTGCTCGTTATGGAGCTGAAACCATAGGACTCAAAGATGACACAACAGAGTTTAGGTCTATATTAAGAGATGCCCCATCATCAGCTATACGAGGAATATTTGATGGTCTTTCATATATGGAAGACGGAAGAATAACTAAAGCAGATGGTACAGTCTTAACAAAAGACGTTGGTGGGTGGACAGTGTTCTGGAGAATGTTAGGTTTTTATCCATACTCTGTATCAATACAAAATGATATCATAAGAGCTAGCAGACAAAACCAAGCGTATTTAAAATCTATGAAAGCACATTACATTCAGGCTTATGTAAAAGCTAAACTAGATAATGATAGAGGTGAGATGCGTAGGATACTAAAGTTTGTAGATGAACATAACAAAGACGTAGGTAGAGATTCAGAATTTTATTTTAGAAACTTTACCCAATCTGCAAACAAATCTTTTAAAGCTGCAAGACGAACTGCAACAGCAAGATTTAGAAAGACTGCACCAAAGCAATCCCGTGATGCTATTGATGAGATGGCAGAGATATGGGGTATTGAACTAGATAATTAAAGAGGTATCTTACTACCTAGACCTACGCTTACGTTTCTGTACGGGCTTCCTAGCCTCTTTTTTTCTAATAAAAGAGTCATGAATTTCCTGTTGTCGTTTTAAATAGGCTTTTCTTTTAGCTAAAACTCTGTCGCCACTCATTAGTTTTCTATTGATACGTCTGATTTCTTGCGGTGTTCTAAATATATATCTAGTAGTATCTAATCTGAGATATAAATACCTACCTCTCTTGAGTCTTATCTTCTCAAACTTCTCTATCTTTAACTACCTGCAACTGTCCGTATGCCATGTCGTCTGCTACTACATCTGCATTTTCAAGAAGACTTTGGAATCTTGGGTGTGTCAGATTAAAACCTATGACATAAGTTTGTGCTAGTTTAATTGGTGTATCTTTGCCTAATGACGCTTTCTCTGATCTCGGTGTAGCCAACGCATTCTCTAAAACAAGTTCCTGTTTGAATGATTTATAATCGGCCCCGCGTACAGACAACCATTTGCGGAAGTGAGTCCTATCAATCATCATTGTACCTTTATCAAAGACTTCGGCTGGAGACTTTCGGAATACATCTAATCTAATTCTTATATCACCTCTTGGTATTCTAGCAAAGTCAGGCTGTGCTTTCTGTCCTACTGTGTGCATTACAGTTACAGAAGTATCTGCACAGTCAGCCATATACTCAGCAACAAGGTCAAAGCAATCAACTTGATTCTCTTGTACTGTTCTACGGATAGCACCTATCTGTGTTAGTACCCACTCTGTTGCTTTTGTATAATCAAACTTAATCAAACCCCATTCATCTGCTAGTTTCATACCTAAGTCTGCAAGTATAATAGACTGCTCCCAGTATCTTTCTTCACCACTAAACTTAGATTTATATTTCTTATGAAAGTTATCTGATGCTTCAGCTATAGCAGACTGAATACCTTCTTCACCCATTGACAACAAGTTTATAATATACTGTCTACCTGCATGCCCATAATGAGTATGTATAGCTTCATATATTTTACGACCTGCTTCAGAGCCACGAGTAAATAAAGGCACAGATGGTACAGTAAGTTCTAATAGACGAGCCATTTGTGCATCTGTATCCAGACCAGAAGCTATCAGTTTACTTTGTAAAGATTTGTTAGTGGATACTATGACAGGTGTTGACCAAGTCTTTGCATCTCTTTCTTCAGCGTTACGATTCAGTCTAGCTTTATCTCTACCCTGTGATACCCAATAGCAGAAGTCACCAACCTCTTTATCATTCATCATAGTTACTTCGTCTATTGTCAGTGGAAGGTTAGCGTATGTACCAAGTCGAGAGAACAAGCTGTTCTGTGTGTACTTAGCCGCAAAGTGTAGCTTGTCAGGATTACCATAGATAGACTGCGCCCAGTATTGTGCTAGTGTTTTACCTCCACCAGTTGGCCCATATAGAGATACAGTCAGTCCTTTGAGACCTGTAAAATTATATAGTGGTGCTGAGAATCCAACACCTAAAGCAAACATATGTGATTTCAAATCAGCTTTTTCTAATACTGATGTAAGATTTATCCACTGTTCTGCATCACCTTTTTTATTATATAAGTCCGCGCCCTGCCTTTGTATACCTGATGCAAGACTAATTGATTCTTCTGTCACTCCTTCTGCTGTACGCTTAAAAAGTGTATCGCCTAAAACAAATGCCGTATTCTTTTCTTTCCAACCCATAGTTGAGTAGAGGTTAGTCATAGTACGGATTTGCCTCAACTCATCCATATAAGTTCTTAACATAAGCTGAAAATACTCCGTTTGTTTTTTGTTATATAACACAATCCCTTGGTCTGCTATAGCTGTAGCAAATTCACGATTGCCTTCTGTTAGATATGCTTGTCTTAGTATAAGGTCTTGCCACCCCATGTGTGGTCTATTCCAATGGTATCTAACTGTCTCATACCCTAGTGATTCGTCTAACCCATAACTAACAGGGTATATATCAAACTTACAGATGTCTATATCTGTATCATCTATGGTTATCTTTATACCATCTTGTGTTCTTTTAAATGGTTTTGGTATTGGAATCTGATTAGCTTGAGCATCAGGTGCTTCTGCTGATAATGCTACTTCTTGGTATTGAACACCTAACCTAGCAGGTGAACCTATCTTACCTTTATATATACATCCTTTACACCCGCCCGGCCTATCAACATCAAACTTACCACAAGTTGTTGGGCCACTAGCTGATTCTTTCCAGTGTTTTAATTTACTAACTGTGGCATGATAATCAAACTTGGGGTGTCGTTGACTCCATTGTACTGCTGTCTTCTCTGCATCATTACAGAAAGCGGCGACACCTATAAGGTCATACCATAATGGCTCATCTACTTTGTCTTGATTATCTACTGCCCATTCAATCTGTTTACATTTAGAAGCTACAACAGAACCAACAGCAGGTGGGAACTCTTGTTTAGATACTAAGTTTTCTAACAACGTGTTGTCACGAGTATGACCTTCATCGACCATGGGGCCATCTTGAATAAAATATGATAGAGATTTTGTTAGACTAGAGACTTCTATTGGCTTTGCATCTACTAAAAGTTTTACTTCATTACCATTCTTTGGGTTATGTGTACCAACTGGTCTTAACACCAATGCACTGTTAGCTGTAAGTCCTGCATCTATTTTAAATCCTTTATCTAGTGCCGCTTGCTTCATAGCATTAGCTAGCGGTTTCCAATCTTGTGGTTCTAGTTCTTCTGTTAATACCCAGTAAACATGTAGTCCATTACCTGAGTATATAATCATTGGTTTAGGTAAACTCATTGTATGTACAAATTTACCTAGTTCTTGTAGTCCTTCTTTCCAAGATGTATATGGCTTACCTTCACCACAATCCACATCTATTGCTACTACCTTAGTAGCTTTTACATTGTCTTGTTTTCTGTTACCTTTTTGTAAGAAAGAAGATATAGCAAAGTAAGTGTTATTACCTGTGCTATCTAACCTCTCACATACTTGTGCAAGTTCTTCTACCGAATCAAAGAAACCCTGTCGTCTTCCGTCTTTGTTAATGACAGTGGTTACATAGAAACCTTCTATCGGTAGGACTCGCTTTAAAAATTCTAGCGTGTCCATATTCTCCTACCTATGTTGTAAGAGGGAGACCATAAAAACTCCCTCTTAATTTATATTACCCTGTTTTGTTTATAACTTCAAGAAGCCTTTCGAATCTATACTTCTGTTCCATAGCTATGACTTCAGGTGCAGGCCACCCATCAGTCATAATATCAAGTAAACTCTTGAGTGTGCTTCGTACTTTCTTATCATTATTCTTACGGATTTGTTTTCCTTTAACCCATCCATAGTAAGTCATACGAGACACACCAAGAAGTTCTGACATATTACTTGTAGTTAAAAGCATATGCTTTCGTAAGGCTTCCACTTTCTTAAAATCAAGTGGTATATTAGCCATCTACATCTCCTACTAACTGAGCAATCTCTGCGGCTAAGTCATCAGCACCACTAACAGTCTTTGCCGCCTTTGGTTCTTCAACAGGTTTCTGTACTGCCGCAGGTTTTACTTGCTGTGCAGGTTTAATAGCTTGTACTACTTTTGGTTTAGCAGGAACAACCTTCTCTGCAGCTGCAGCAGGAGTTGCTTCACTTACAGAAACATCTTCCTCTATGGTAAATCCTTCTACTTCTTCGAACCCAAACTTAGTAGCACCATTCGCACCTTCTACATATTGGATAACTTGTACTGCTCTAAGTCTGATTGATACACCTGCACCAATCATAGCTGTGTGAAAGAAAGCACACGAACCATTCACCTTTATCTCTGACCCACCATAGATATTAGAGTTGGTCATCATATTACCTTTACTATCAAAGACAGCAGGTTTGTATGCGGCTTTAGATTTGAATTTAATAATCACATTACCTGTTGGATTACCATCGTCATCTACCTCTTTACTAAATGGCAAAGGTGCTTGTTTAATTTCTGCATTAGGCTTATCTTTTTTCAAAGCCTTGATACCTTCAACAACACTTTGTTTTATGAGTTCGATAACTGGTTGAGCATCTTCCTCTGATAAACAAAGATTAACTTTATAGTGTCCTTGCTCATCAAACTTAGTGTCGGGCGCACTTATGTAAGGGTAGTACGCAATCCCTTTTGCGGTTGTAAAAGTTTTATTCATCTGAACCTCCTAGTTCGTTATTAATAAATCCATCTTCTTCGACAAAACCGAAATCATCGAATGAATGGGTGGACTGTCCTGTTTCAACAGCAAGTTCTCCTGTGACAATCCTAGTCTTCTTAGTCCCCAAATGCTCATCGATAAGAGTTTGATTCTTATCACTATTGAATCCTCGAAAACTAAATCGTAGCTTCGGGAAAGACGCTAGTGTATCAAACTCTATCCTTGTCCTTACTATCTCAGGTGCAATACCACGCATGGACAATTCTTTTTGATAAGCGTTTAAGTTCTTCAAAGACGCAGGAGTAACTTGTAGTAAGTATGCCTGATTAAATGGGCCCTCTGTTAAGACAACAGCTAACCTCTTTTGGTCAACGCATGCTTTTACTTTATTACCAGTTGGTGTAGTCCTAGAACCCCAAGCATTTTGAGGACAAGAAACACACATATCATTTTGGATAGCATGACTATTCTTGCTAGGGTGTATACCATCTAGTGAGTAGCAATCAGGTGTAGAAGATTGATTATCTTCAGACCAATCTTCAGCATACCAAGACTTAGAAAGTTTTGGGTTTGCTCCAACGATAACCACATCAACGCTACTATCTAATGCGGTCTCTTCTTCTCCATTCACAATACGAAACTGTGAGCCTTTTATAGATATTTTTGGTGCAATCATTTATCGTCTGCCTTGTTAACTGGCTTACGAACATTTACATCTATTCGTGTACCATAATTCACACCATCGGGAACAGCTTTGTTGTGGTCTATATATCCACGCACTGCTGTCTTACTGACTCTTTTCTCTAGCATATCCCACGCTTCATTATTTTTTATGAAGTTCAAGACTGCATCCCAATCTCCCACTTGGGCAAAGTCGGTAGTCGTTATGAAGGCTGTGCCAAAGGGTGTCTTCTTAGAAGTCTCTCCTTCTGCATCCATCTTATTTTTTAGCCACGCCTCAAGTTTAAGAAGATTAGCTTTGATACCTGCAACCTTTTCTTTAGCCTCAGATTCTATAGCCTCTTTCTGTCCTCTCAACTTAATGTATGTAGCAATAACTTTATCTGTAGTTAGTTCCATAGTTACCTCGTTTCCTGTTGTATAAGGTCTAACAAAAGACCTTGTAGTTTTTGTTTATTCTTTAGTCTTTCATACATCCTATACTCTAAATCTGTTGACTCAATGTGTATGATGTTTGAAACATGTTTCTTACCTATTCTTTCTATACGGCCATTCGCTTGAATGTATTGCTCGTTGCTTGTCACTGGCCCATACCACACAATAGTAGATGCGGCGGTAAGAGTTAGACCATGTGCCATAGTTGCAGGGTGAGCAATTAATACATGTGGATTCTTCTCGTTCTGAAAGTTATGGAATATATCATTTCGTTTTGAAGAAGATACTTCTCCATTAACAACCGCTACGTTCCAATCCTTTGACAGTTCTTTCTCCAACATATTTAATGTTCCAGTTAAAGGAACAAAAACTATAACCTTATTACCAACTTGTTCTATAATCTCTTTAATAACTTTAACTCGTGGCGAACAATCAAGTTGAATGTGTCTGCCATCATCTCCGTAAACTACACCACAACTTATCTGCACAAGTTTCTGTAGTTTTACAGCTTCATTGACAGCAGTGATTGTTCCTTCTTGTTCAAGTTCTGTAACAAAATGTTTCAGCATTATTGCGTAATGTTTTTTCTGTTCGGGAGTGAGGTCTATCTTTCTTGTTTGATAGACTGTATCAGGTAGGTCAAAGCATTCGTCTCTTGTATATCTAACAGCAGGATACAGAATATGCTTTACTGTTGCTATTGATTCAGGTCTGGGTATCCACTTCCACTGTCCTATCTTCATCATCACAGCCTCTTTGAAAGCAGTATATGTTTTAGTACAGTATGGACTATCGACTAGCTTTGCTAATGCCCAAGCATCAGTAGGGTCATTAGGAGTTGGTGTGCCAGTCATCAACCACAAACGAGTTTCAGGATGTTTGTCCATAAACTTCCTGAGCGTTCTAAATCTATTTGTTGATGGGTTTCTTAACACAGCAGATTCGTCTACAATAATAAGGTCAAACATATCGACAGCCTCATCAGATATAATATTGAAACCATCGTGGTTAATAATATAAAAGTCTGCTTGTGTTTTAAGTAACTTCTTTCTTCTTGCACTTGTTCCGTGTAAAGTTACTGATGTTCTGTTTGGAAAATTCATAAAGATACTATCACCCCATACTCTTTCAAGTGTAGATAGGGGGGATATGATAAGAACTTTCTTTACCTTTCCTATCTGCATTAGATAATCTGATGCCCACAATGCTGATTGTGTTTTACCAGTACCTATCTCGTTAAGTACCAATGCTCTTCTGTGCATTGTAAGGAAAGCTGAAGTCATTCTCTGATGTTCGTATGGTGTGAAACGACCTGTCCAGTCGTAGTAATGTAAGATTGGTGAAGGTACTTCGAAACCTAAGTTCCGTAATACTTTAACTTCGTCAAGTTTGTGGGGTGCTACAACAAGTTCTACTCCGTCATACTTTAACATACGGGCCGTAGGTATTGTTTGTAATATTTGATTAGGGTGCTTTGGTTTAAGAGCAATAGCCTTTGCTTGTTCAATAACAATCATTGTTCACCCTCAATATATAATACAACTTCTTGTATAGTTTCGTTGTCGTAAACTAAAAAACATTTGCCACCATTCATTTCTATCTCCTTCATTGTTTTGGTTTGTAATGCAGTCGGCTTTTTACTTTTATCAGCCTTGCATTCTATACCTACAAATCTTCCTCTCACTATGGCTACCCTATCAGGTATGCCTGCTTTACCAAAAGGCCCTGCTTGTGGACTGTAAAACCATACACCAAGTTGTTTCAATGCCTTGTCTAACTTCTGTTTTACTTTCCCTTCAGGGGTACTCATCTTATCTCCTAGTATAAAGCGTGGAGAGTAAAGGATTCGAACCAATCTTCAGGAAGTTATAGTTCCTGCCTAGACACCTGCGCCATAACTCACAGGGCTTATCTTTTATTACTCTAGGAACGTGCCATGCAAGTTGACCTATCAGATTATCACATCTCATAAGCCGCCCTCACCCATTGACAACTCTCCTCGATATACTATACTATTATATATAATGATTGTTTACATCCTTGTCAAGTTTTAATTTAAAGAAAATTCACAAATATTTTTTGCAGGACAAAACCTACATAATCCGCTAGGTTTAGGTGGCCAGTTGTTGTTAGTTAATGATTGGTTAATGCGTTCAGTCTTTGATAATAACTTTACCCATAGGTCATCTGCATCTAGTCTATTATATGTATGTGAGTCTAATGATAAATCTTTCAGCCACACAAAAGTTGACTTGACCTTTTTAATATTTGGGTAATGACTAAATACTTGTAGTGCAAACATCTCTAACTGTGAGAAGTCAGGTCTTCGTTTACCAGTCTTCCAATCCATAACGATAGCCTCATCTTCGAATATAATTAAGACATCAAGTATGCTCCGTAGCCAAGCATCTTTCTCCCACCAAGTTGTTGGTGTAAGGTTTTCACTTAGTGTCAGCTTCTGTTCTACTTGTAAAGTTCCACCTAATCCCTCTATGCTTTTGCATAAAGGTTCATAGGTTTTAGATTCGGAAGGTAGTTCTACTTTTTTATCTAGTCTGTGTTCAAGTGCCTCGTGTACTCGTTCACCATATATAGTGGCATCACTACCAGTGTCTTGTACTTCTTTAGTTATTCTCTGGTGGTAATATCTTTTAGGACAATTCTCATACATTTTTATAGACGAGAATGAATGTGTTAAGTTTGTATTTTCCATAGTATCTTTTACTTTGCGTCTCCATAATTATAACCTACACCTGATTCACATGCAACAGGCAAGTCTTTTGCCCAGCTTGGTGGCGTAGACATTTGTTTCTCAACAAGTTGTCGTGCGTTAGTCAAATCATTTTCCCTGGTCGTGATAATCACTTCATCATGTACCTGAAAAGCAACACGATATGACTGTCCAATAGACGCCATCTGTTCTGCTACTACAATCCTAGCTAGTGCTTGAACTACATTCTCTGTAACTTTACCACCATAAATTCTAGTCCAATCAATCTTCTGTTGTTCACCAGTCAGTATTCTTTTCTGTGCAAGTTTACGAAAAGTTCTAGCGTCAGCTATATACTCAAAGCCATTAGATGTATTGCGTAAGGCGTGGTACTTTATCTTTAGTCCATTAGGTAAAGTTATTCCATCTTTATCATAAGGTAATAGTTCACATATATTACCTGATGACCCTGCAATCATACCTGTAAGAGCATGCCCACAGCTATGCCATAATGATACTATCTTATGGTTCTTTTGTCTGTATAAGTTTACAATTCTTCTTGCCTCGTTCTCATCTATATCTACAGCAATACCTCCTTGTCCAAGAGCAAGTGTGGCTCTAAATTTTACATGCCCCATGCCATAACCTAGTCCAAGTATACAAGTCTTACCTACGAATCTCTCTATCTTGTCAGCTTTAGTTACTCGTTTACCATATACTTCAGTAGCAAATTCACTATAAACATCACGACCTTCACGGAACGCTTGCACCAAATCATCTTGTCCTGCGATGTACGCAACCATACGAGCTTCAATCTGTGATGAATCACAAGCAACCAATATCTTTCCTTCAGGCACAGTGATAGCTTTTCGTATTGCTCCATTTCGTGGTAGGTTTTGTAAGTTTAGTTTATCACCTCCACTAAATCTGCCAGTATGTGCGCCGTAGTAGTTTAATAGTATAGGTAGACTACCCCTGTCTGAAACTTTAATTAGGTTTTCTGTTCTAGTTTCTTCAATGGTAGACTTCGTACCAAGTCGTGCTGCGACTAAGGCTTGTACCTTTGGATTAGGATGCTCCAATAAAGCAGTAAACTCTTTATCTGTTTTAGCAAACGCATATGTTTCTTTACCTGTTCGTAGGCTAATCTTCATAGGTGCTTCAACTCCAACAGTTTCTAGTATCTTTGCAAAGATTTGGTTAGACATCAAAGCCTTCTTAACTCTCTCCTCACTCACACCTTTAAGTGCTAGAGATTCAATCAACTTCTTCTTGTCTTCTCTAACCTTATGAAGATGTTGTTCCAGAACCTTTCGGTCTAGCATAATACTAGGTTCAGTATACATACGAATCGTCTGGTCTATAATCATAAGTTCAGATACTGGTACTCTAACCTTTAGTTTTTTATACAGTTCGTAAGTTAGGTTTACATCTTGCAAACAATAGTCAGCATACCTGTCAAGTTCTTGTGGTGAGAAGTCCTTACGATTCTTACCAAGTGCTTGTATAACTTCATCTCCTTTCTGTCCTAGATTATAATGATTTGCCAGAGCCTTAAGAGAACCCCCCACAGTTGAATGATGAAATGGTCTAGCCATAGACAAAGTATCAAACCAGAACTTAGGCTTGATACCATATATCCAAGATAGTATAGCACCATCAAACACAGTATTGTGTGCAACGATAGCATCTTTAGAATAGTCCAACGAGTTCAAGAACCTTCCGACATTATCTCCACTATACCAATCAGGTGGGTTGTCATCTACCTTTATACCTACACCAATGACCTCAAATCTAGGGTCTCTGATGTAGGATTCGGTAGTCATCTTTGACAAGGAATACTCACGACTGTAATATGTTTCAAAGTCAATCGTGATTATCCTCATCTTCTAAACCCCCTAATAAATCTAGGTTCTTTAACATCTACTTCAGGGGCTTGTTCTCCTGCCAATGCACTGTAACCTGCAATGTCTACATAGTTATCAACATTAGTTGGGTTTTCTGTAGTCCTAGCAATCTTATATAGTGTCATCATCATAGGTACTTCGTGGGGTAAAATGTCTACCCCCAAGTATATACTCCATAACTCTGCTACCATTGCAAAGTTTTTACTAGCATCTCCGTGTTCTTTCTGTCTGTCTGAAGATACTAGCTGTTGTGCTGTGCCAAGTATGACAGTTCTGTCATACGCAACATCTTTAACATTCCTCTTCGGCATCTTTACCTCCTTGTAAACTAAATACTTCCACACCTTTACCACAATGTAAAGAAAAATCGTTACAAATAAGCACAGCTTGTTTAGCTGTTGCACCCATAGCCAATGCACCCATAGCTATTTCTTTACCATCTCCGAAGGCATTGAACTTTTCCTTTCGTAGGACAGGGTGGTGTCCTTCAAATACATACAACCCTTCTCTTCTTACTACAATAAGTTGTGATGTGTTGTACGATACTCTGTTACAAGGCAAGTCTCTAAAAGAATCTACATCACCTCCTTGTATATACCAAGCCTTCATCTGTATTATATGTGCTAACAAACCAGTGCCAGTTATTATACACTCCCTTTCTTTATACCTCTTGCTATACCAAGCCTTTGATGATTCCCATTTCTGAGAACCATCATTAGCCATTCTGTCAGTAGCAAGGGTCTTTCCATCCCAAGCTATTACTGTCATATTTTACCTGCCTCTTCTATTGTTAAGTTTCTTGATTCGTGATAAGTATAGTACTTGTCTTGTCGTCTTTCATCGTGTCCTTCACTTTCAAAAACATTGAATCGTCTACGCAATTCTGTTGAACAGTCAGCCAATATCTTACAAGTACTCTTGTACACATCATTACTTGTGGGTTTCTCTGATTGATAGTACCCAGTTGGTGGTGTAGTACAAAGACCTAGCAACAATTCTTTTGGAAACTTGTTGTCTCGTATTGACTGTTCAAGTAAACTCATCCAAGAATTACTTGACCAATCAGGTTGTTTCCAATGGTAATGATTCTGTGTTTGTCTCTCTGCCCACATCTTCTCAATTAATGGGTCAAAGGCACGAATCTTTGCTCTTGCTCTGATACCACGTTTGAACTTAGCTAGTGCTTGTCTCCATTCTTTTCGCTGTTTAGGTTTCTCAATGAACTTGTCATCAAATCTACGATTCAAACAATTACCAGAAAGTATGTTGAACTTGATACCTTGAAAGTATGCAGGGGATTGACGCATAATCTTAGACGAAGTAGTCCAACCATTTCGCCAACACTCACCTTGAAACTTATTGATGATAGATTCAGACATCTCCCCTTCATAGTTTTCAGCATCTTCCTTCAGTCTTTTTAGGTTTGTCTTAGTAATATGTATGTACTCCTTGTTGAAATGCTGAGAACTATTCACACGATACAGACCTTTTCTGTGTCTTTCGAAAGTGAATGGTATCCAACGATGAACAGAGGACACCACAGACTGTGCGTGTTGCACTACCACATCAGGTGTAGCAACAAACTCCACTATGTTGTCAGGTGTTATACGCATAAAAGGATTACTTCCGTACCCATCAATGTGCAAATCATAACACTTGACACCTTGTTCTACTGTGCTGAACATTCTAAAGGCTGATGATACTTTTCTACCTTTAGCTTTATCACGGCATCTTCTAAAATGTTCTGCAAACATATGGTAGTTGTCCAACCTCCTTCCCATATTGTCATCTATACACCAAGCCCTGAGATGTCTATCGCCTTCATACTCCTCAGTTATGTACTCGATTAGTTCTTGTTTTGTTTTTATCATACCCATTAGTTACCTCTTTCTAGTTAGTTTGTTAAATGCAACAGCAGAAGTCATCTTGTTCAAGTCTACACCAATGTCTTGTGCTGTCTTTACTTTAGGTCTGTCAACAATCTTCTTGTGTCTTTGTTTAGTTTCATCAGGAAGTAAATCCCATAGTGGTTGCCAAGCCTTCAACGCAGGTGCTAGTGTTGTATATGCACTGATAATTTGTTGAACACCTGCTACAAAGTCATCTTGTTTTTTCTGAGCCTCAAAGATACCTCTTGTGTATTTCTTGAATGGCTCGTGCAACCACCTGAACTCATCTCTTCCAAAGTCTAGAGTCTTACTACCATAGCTAACGTAGTATCCTCTGTCTATCTTACCATTGAACCACTTGTCTCTATCTGGAAATCTCAATGGACTAGTCAAGTGAAGTACAACATTCACCTCTGTCCAAGTTTTTACTTTAGTATTCGCTGATTGCCACACATCATCTGGTGCATTCTTGAAACCAGTGAGTTCAAACTCAGTTATGGTATTCATATACCCATCAGGCAAAGCATTCATCTGTGCTTGTACCTCTGCTGAGAACAAACTGTCATACAACTTTTGCCCCCACCCTACTGGTATATTCATTCTTGCTTTCCTTATGTCCTCCGTGAACATCTCTCTAGCATTTGCTATTATCTTATCTGTTAAGTCTAGGCTAAATCTAACTGTCGCCATCGGTTACCTTCCTTTCATTGTTATGGTTATCAAGTTCGTTCCAATCTTCCAGAACACTTTTAGCGTGGTCGTACGCCATCTGTCCTAGTTCCTTCTTAATGAATGCTAAGGTCTGTTCGTTTGTCCAACCTCTATCATTTAATCCTTCATAGAGTACAGCCTCAGCAGTCATCAACAATCCTTTTACTTTACCCATTGACACCCTCCATATAAACAACCTCACCCCAAGGGGCTTTGCCTTTCATATTGGATACCCATAGAACTGGGTACGCAGGTTCATCGCCGAAGTCATCACAACATAGGTCTGTGAGTACAACACAAGCAACAGGGTCAATGTCCTTCTCCTGCATATACTTGAAGATAGGACTGAACGCAGTACCTCCTCCACCATGTGGGGATATGACTGGCTCATCATCTTCAAAGCAATCGTAATGACACACTTGAGAATCAAAGTAGATAATGTGTATCTTAGTAGGTGATAAGTCTTGATGCACCTTCACAATCTCACTAGCAAACTGTGTCAGTTCCTTTTGTCCAATCGAACCTGATGTATCAATAGCAAAGCACAGTTCACCTAGAGCCTCACCTGATACACTCGGTAGATACATACCTTGTGACAAGAACCTTCTGTTTGGTCTTGCCCAAGTTCGTTGGTCAGTTCGTTGCTTGACAAGAAACCTCTGCATAACATCTTTCCAATTGACTCTTGGCTTGAGTAAATCACCGACAAATCTTTCCACTCCTGCCGACAGCTTACCCATCATCTTTGCAGACTGAGCCGCTTGGGCTACCTTGACTTTCCACTCTGCTTTCTTCTTCTCAATCTCAGCAGGTGAAGAGTTACCAGTAGCATCTTCAATGTCATCATATGGATTCATACCATTGCCAAATCCTTCGCCACCATTCTTGTCTTTGGGTTCTGGTGGCAACAAGTTGTAGACACCATCAGTAGTACCACCACCTCGTTTGAGTAGGTCTCTGTCCATAACCCCACCCTTGATAAACTTACCAATGCCCTCGTCTTCGAGCATTGGATTGATGACAGCATCACCTGCATAGTTCCACTTGAACTTATCTCTCTCACCTCTACGAAAGATATGCTCAAACATTGGGTGACATACTTCGTGAGCAACGAGGAACAAAAGTTCCTCATCACTCAATGGTTGACAGAAGTCAGGATTGAACAACACTCTGTCTCCATTAGTCGCCGCTGTTGGTACTTCCTTCGTAATCTCGAACGGCATATTCATAGCCAAGTTACCAAAGAACGGATGCTCAAGTATAAGTGCCGTCTTTGCCTTAGCAATTCTTCTTTCTAACTCCATTAGTTACCTCCCATAAATGCACCCATCTTGTCCATAATAGCCTTAGCCTCTTCAGCCTTGTTCTTTCTAAGGTCAGGGTCATTACGCAGACTTTCAGGGTGGTTGTTAGCCAGACTCCCCTCAACTTGTTGTCGCATAGTTTCCAAGTCAGGGTCGTCAGCAAAGTTAAGCCTACTCAAAATGGAGCAGACTTCCTTAGTGTTCTCTACCAGAGTATCTCTGAACACAGCCTTTGGGTCAGCAAGTTTCTCAGCCATATGCTTTACTCTGTCATACAACCTTTGCCAAGCCTCCTTCATTGCTTGTTGTGCAGAGTTCTCAACTCTTGCCTCAACATCTTGCTGTATCCTTTCCAACTCTGCATCACCGATGCTTACACGAAAGTCATTCGATGGTACTGGAAACACAGCCATATCCATCTTGAACTTGCGTTGTATATCGTGCAGTTCAGGATAGTCAGCCTTGTTGTACAAGTTACCAAGAAACCTCTGTGCATCTGCATGCAGTCGTGGATACTCGTGGTAGAATGTATCTACAAGTGATTCCCAATCAGCTTTCTCCTTTCTAAACTCTGTCATAAAGTTCAGGTAGTTAGCTGATGGCAACATCATCGTACCTTCAATACCCCAAGGTAGTGTGTTCGTGTAGAACTTCTTACGAATCAAGGTAGACTTCTGATGAATGTTATTCAGTGCATCATTCATAGGTAACAACGACTTGTTGTACCTACCTGCTTGAGATGCACTCCCATTCTGCTGAGCCACTTGTTCAGTGGCTCTCTTGTCGTACTTCCTCGCTGTCCATTGCGAGATATTTAACTGGACTAGTAATGCTTTATCACTCAATTTCATAATTACCTCCTTTAAAATAAAACATCTTGGTGTTTAACAGCCCACTCTGTGAATGCTTGGTGCGATGCAAGGTCAGGGTTCTTACGACTAGCATACGATACACACAACACAGAGAACTCAGGCGACATACGTTCTGCAAACTTCACGATATTCCCAAAGTTTTCAGTGGTTGCCCTATCACCCAATGCACCAGTCAATGCATAGCAAGTGGCAGGGTCATCAGGTACAGCTACATCCATTGGTCGTTGAATGATTGTGTCAGGATTAGGCAACTTCCTCTCAATCTTTAGAAAGCCTGTAAACTCTGCCGCACACCCTTCACCAACAGCACCCTTGAATGTTTCGTACTCTGCCTCCGATGGTACGATACCAATGGTATCAGACACACCCTCTACCCAACTACGAGGAGATGGGTTCACATCTCTCTGTGGGTCGAAGTCGTGCAACAATGCAGAACGAAACCTAATGAATGATATGACAACAGGTTTCACTCCGTTGTCGATTGCCCAACTAGTCCAATCATCTAGGTGTGTCTCAAGTTCAAACACAGTCTCACGATTACGCAGATGAGACAGCACTCTGTTAGCACCTGCTCTGTCCGACTGTCTGTTACCAGTGGATACTACCATCCACCCTTTCTTCAGAGCCTTGCCGTGTAGATTCCTAGCTTGACATATGTTTGCTAGTACCTTCTGCAAGTCTGCGTTGGCTTGGTTTCTGTCATCAAAGCACAGTATACCTTCATCAGGTATGTCTGCTCTGTCCTCCGATGGAAACCAATCAGGCAGTTTGTAGTGTAACATATCATCTCCATTCGGATAGAGGATACCGAAGTCCTCCACCAACATAGTCGGCATATGTTTCTCGATGTACCCAATCCCAAGTTCCTTAGCAACTTGTTGTACAATGGTAGTCTTACCACCCCCTGGGCTACCTTCGATAGATACTGTCCTCTTAGTTGGGAACAGTTTCTTAATAGTTTCCTTCAATAATGTGGCTCGCATTACGCACCTTCCTTTCTGTTTGTATATTTGCGATGGTCTATACCATAGGATACGACTTGATTGCCTACCCTATCCCTCTTAGCGACCTTCTTGTCTGAGTAGTAGATGATGTCGCCCTTCTCATCTCTTACTGGTACTCCACCTTGATGCTGTCGTAGCATAAAAAGTCTCAACATACTCTTATTCATCTTCACCTCCTTTGTCTAAAAATTGTTCATACTCAAAATCTCTAGGCTTTAGATTTCCTGCAATGTCTTTGTAGTCTGTTACAAACTGATTCCATTTATCTAGCCATAGTTTCTTGAACCTTACATCTTCTGCATTATTGTACGCCCTATCCAGATTGGATAGTATCCTATCTACATCATGCATATTCTCTACATATAAACTCATTCGATAACCTTTCGTGTTATGTTAATCATTGTGGGAATATACCCCACCCAAAATACATATCCAATAGTGATACAGTAGCACTTAGTATTGCACCATAGAATACCCACCATAATAAACTCTTATCCATACTTACCTCCCTTGTTATTAATTCCTTTGAGTTCTTCTTTATTAGATACTACAACATAGTTCGACTTGTGCATAGGTACTACTGTAAACTTACGCTTACCTGCCGAGACCTCCCCACATTTCAAACAAGTATTGTAACCAAGATTGTAACGAGCAGGACTAACCCACTCATTACAACACACTGTACATAGATACTTAGCACTCATAAGATTGTATCCAACTAGTATAATCCCTAGTAACATACTTGAAATTGAACCTCTTACAATACTCAATATGTTGCTCAGTAGTCCAAGTCTTGAATGCTCTGTCTGGAATACTCAAGGCTAGGAATCCGTCAGTAAAGTAACCACACTTACCACTCTGGGTAGTACCCAAATAAACTTCTTGCATAATATCCTCCATAGTTAGAACCCAGAGTAGCATAGCAACTACTCTGGGTATGATTGAACAAAATGTTAAGCCAACACTTCAATGTTAGACTTCTTAGTAACAGTAGTAACGTTGTCTTTCTTCTCCAACATTGCTAAGTAAGGTTTACCACCAAATCTGTAACTTGCTAGTAGCAATGGTACTTCAGCCTTACTAGCATCTGGTACATAGATATTCATAGTATACCCTAGCTTATCGGAATGTTTCTTCATCGTCTTATACAACTCAGATACATTCTCCTTATTGAATGCTCCCTTAGGATTAGGTCTTAGATTAATCTTCTTAGTCTCGTGGTTAGCATAGACTTCTACGTTACCTTCATATAATTTACCCATAATATACCTCCTTGTTATGTTAATTCATAGGTAATCAGCATCAAGAAACTCAAAAAAATTTCCTGCCGATTTTGTAAACTTATCACAAAAAAATTTTGTTGTAAAGTTTGGTCAGATAACTAAGTATCTAGTCTAGAATACTTCAATCTGCTTTATATAGTGTATAGTAAGGGGATACAGAAGTATGTTGTATAGCTAGAACGATAGTACTACAGTATGTTACAGCATTAGTATCTAAACTATCTGGATATATTTTAGTAATGTTGTACTACTCTCGCTATTGATATATCGCTAGTATTATCTCGCAGACAAAGGGTATATGTTAATTTAGTAGATAATTTAGATAAACTAGATAGTATTTCGCTTACCATATCGCTATAACCCAGAGAAATCAACGCTGTATGGTAGCCACAATGTATAGTTTCGGTATCTAAAACACAACATATTGTGTATAGTTAGGATTAGATAGTTAGATAGCTTGTAACTTTACAGTATACGCTGACATTATATCGCTTTGTATGCCTGCGATAACCCCCCGAGCTATGGGATATATATAAAATTTAAAAAACAAAAAAAGAAAGGGGCCGAAGCCCCAATCTCTTATCTACTTTCTTGATTGATTTTGATTTGATTAGCATAACAGATTCTTTTATCTATTAGTTGTGACCAAGCCCAATTCTCAGCTTGCTTCTTAGATTTGAACCATCTAAAATAATAAGAATAGTCTTCCTTCCAAGTTAGTTTCCAAGTTCGTAATTTCTCCATGTTATTCTCCATTCAAGTTATGAGAGGAGCCGAAGCTCCTCTCGGTTGACAATTAAGCAAGTGGTTCAAACTTGCTTGTTGGTTTGGCCTTCTTAGCCAAAGGCTTAAGAAGAACTAGTTTTGGTTTGCCCCATTTGGCGGCAAGCAAACAAGGTACAAGACCTTTTTTCCTACCTAGTGGAAACCAAAATGACCAAGTGTTAAGAGGTACTTTGTACTTCTTAGCCGCTTCGTCAGCCTTCGCCAACAACTCAGAGGCATTCTCTGAATTGAAAGCACCATTTGGATCTGCCTTGAGGCGCAAATCCTTTGCAACCAACTTGGTTACAGCTGGCACAACGGGAAAACCGTCTGGGCCAAACTCAGCAGGAACCACCACAACAGGTTCTCTGTGCAAACCAAGAGTCACATTACCTTTATAAAGTTTAGACATAGTCTATCCTTTCCAGCTCAATGTGAGCTAATGTAAGTATTGACTAGATACTTGTTATTGTCAGTCAGCGATTTGCTGATGTTATAAAGCTATCAAAACTTTACGCATTTGTCAAGTTAGGCAGAAAACTAGGCTTTCTAGAGTACGATAGCCATAGCACTAAATAAGGCAACAAACAAGGCAAAAGGGGGGGCACTTGGACTGCACGCGCGTGCCACCCCCCCATATAAGTAAACCTCATATAACAAGACCCAAAAAACAGAGGTGTAAAGTTTACTGCTTGACATAGTTTTAGTTTTGCGTATGATGTCGTTATGGATACGCTACCATTGAAACATACTAAGTGGTCAGACCGTTTAGCTTTTGATGTTGCTCTTATGTTAGAGGGCAGCGGTGAATCTTTAGATGAAGTTATTGAAAGACACAAAATCAAAGCGGAAGATATAATCACTTATAATAAGGATCAGGTTTTTCTGAAGAAGGTTGAGTCTTACAGAAATGAAATCCGTGATAAGGGAATGACATTCAAAGTTAAGGCCCGGGCACAGGCAGAAGAACTCCTGACAACTTCTTGGACTTTGATACACAGTCCTGATGTATCAGCTGCAGTAAAAGCAGACCTT